GCCAGGGTTTTCAGGGACTGTCCGAAGTCCACATAGGAATTCTTCAGTCGAGCAACAACGGACTGCTGCGTGCTCAAGGCCTCGCGCAAGGGGCCGGTCGCCGCCTTCGCCAGATCCGCCGTTGCATCCTTTGCCAGCTCCGACGCCGTGGCAATCTGGAGCAGCGCTTCGCTGGCCCGTGCCGCGCCCGTCTGCTGCTGCGCGAGCGATTGCGTGGCCTGCTGATACTCGCGGGCCAACTGCTGCTCTGCCTGCGCCACGGACTTGGTGACGCTCTGCTGCTCTTTCTTCGCAGCCGTCAGCTCGCCGATCTTGGCGGCCTGTCCTGCAAGCGCGGTTTCGCTGGCCGTGAGCTTCTGCGTGAGATCGACTTCGGCTTCAGCAGTCGCGAGCACGCCCTGCCGTGTCGCGGCGAGAGCGGCTTCGGACGCGCTGAGCTTGGCGACATACTTGTCCAGGCCGGTCGTCGCCGCCGTCAGGTTGTTGACCAGCCGCTTGGTGGGCTCGGCCGTCTGCGAGATCTCCTGGCTGAGCCCTGCAATCTTGGCCTCGTAGCCGGCGATCTTCGCTTGCTGCTGATCTATCGCCGCCGTCAGTTTCTTCTCGGCGGCTTCCAAGGTCGCGCGCTGCGTGGCGGCTTCCTTGAGGTTGCCGTTCAACTGTTTGTGCGCGGCCTGGGCGTCCTTGAGCGAGGTCTTCTCACGCTCCAGGGCCGCCGTCGTATCCTTGAGATTTTTCTCGTAGGTCGCAGTCGCGGTCGCAGCCTGGGCCATGCGATCGGCCAGCTCGGATACCTTCTTCTCGGTATCGCCGATCGACTTGTCCAGGTTGTTCGCGGATACCGTCGCCGCGTCGAATTGCTTGGCGAGCCGGTCGGTCGAAGACACGCCCCGGAGCGCCTTGTCCAGCGTTCCGAGGGTCTTGCCGAGTTTGGTGAAGGCAGTGTCGCCCTTGTCGATCGACTTTTCGGTCGAGGTAATGCCCGACGTCAGGTCGTTAAGGGCCTTCGCGATGGCTTCGACTGTTTTGCTTGCGTCGTCCTTGGCCTTGATGACCAGTTGGACGTCACGGCTCCCGTTCGCCATCCGTTATTCCCTCATCAGTTTGATGCCCCCCAAGGGCATGAGGGACCATTTCCGAATTAAGCGAGTCGAGCAATTCCTTGCGCAGCTTGCCGCCCTTCTTTCCATCCCAGAAGGCGATGAGCGTTCGCATCATCAACTCCGACTCGGATACCATCTGCCCGTTACGGCGTTCGGTGACGAGCCCCACTTCATCCCAAACCATTCCGATCGGGTAGTGTGGGGCCAGGGGGTGGCCGGCCTCCAGAAGGAGGCTGACGCGCGCTCTTAGTTCAAGGAGCCAACCGTCGAGGCTTGGTTCAGATAGTCGGCCGCGAACACTGCTGCCTTCTCCAGACCGCCGAAGATTAGCTCCTGCAAATTTTTTAGTTGGGCGTCCTGTTTGATCGAGAGCGCCCAGATCTTTGACAGCGCATCAACCTGGATGCCGATCGAGAACTGCCGGGTGACGATCGCCGCTTCTTCCGACGTATCGTTCGCCCCGAGGCAGATCGCCAGGACGGCCAGCTCGGGCATGTCCTTGGCAGCGTTCGAGAGCAGGCTGACGACTTCATTCGCCGACCACTGCTGGCCGCTGTTGCGGTTTTCCATGAACCGGTTGAAGAGCTGCTGCATGGAAGGAGCTTGCTCGTTCATCAGTTTCTGGAAGTCCGAAAGCCCCAAGCCCCTCACATAGAAGGGCTCGGAGTTGTCGCCGCCGACTTCCACCGGCAGCGTTTCGATTTGGATTTTACTCAGACGCATTGCGCACTCCTGTCAGGCGAGTTGCTGGTTTTAGGCGTAGACCGGACGACCGTCGGCCAGGATAGCCGCGCCGCCAGATTTGGGCTTGAGGATCTGAAGAGTGAACGGGATCTGCTGCCACTCGTCACCCTTGAGCGAATAGTCGCCGTTCGGGCTGATCTGGATGTAGGGCATGTAGTAGTCGATTTGCTTGCCCTTGGGGTTGTTGGCTTCGTACATCAGCGCGCCTTCAACCGGATCCGTGCCGGAGATCACACGCTCGCGCGTGTTGGCAAGGAGGCTGTAGGCAACGTCGATATCCGAGTCATCGGCGATCGCACCGGTCGCGACGATCGTCAGGCGGCCCGTGTCGTAGTTGATCGTGTAGTCATCAACGATGACGTACAGCGCGCCGGATGCCGTGCCGCCCGCAAGCGTCGCGCCCGAGACGGTCGTGTTCGTGCCGTTCTCGACCAGCGTAATCGCGTTGCCGGCCGTGCCCTTGAGGCGCGCCGTCAGCGTGACGATGTTGGTCGTGGCGGCAGCAGTCACGCCGGCATTGGCAACCGTACCGGCCGCATATCCGACACCGACGCCGGCCGCACCGTTGATCGCAGCGACGAGGTTGGCCGCCGTGCGAGCAGCGGACGAACCGAGCAGGACGTCGTTGGCAACGGCGAGCGCGCTCTGGAAGGTGTAGACCTGTCCGTTGATCGTCACCGTGTCGCCGATCGAGGCGTTGGCCGTGAAGGTCAACGTGCCGGAAGCGCGCAGGCCACCGGACTCACGAACTTCGAAGTCTACCGGGTTGATGCCGCGAACGCCGACCGGGTTGATGTCCGTCGCGCCGACGAGATACGAATAGTCCTTGCGGACGCCTTCGATCGTGGACGTGGACAGGGCGGCGCTTGCCGTCGTGATCGTCTGGGTTTCGCCGAAGAAGAAGTATGCGACGTTGTCCGGGGCGATGTTGTCGGTGATGATCGAGCCCGAGCGCGTGACTTCCAGCGTGACGCCGTCGTCCTTTTCGCGGATACCCTCGTCAGACGAGAAGTGGTCCAGGTTGTCGGACTCAATCGTCAGATTGAATTCAGGCGTGTTGCCCATGTAGAGGAAGCCCGACGGCTTCTGCGTGCCCGGTACGAAACGGGAAAGCAGCACACGCCCGCGACCCAGGGTATAATCTTTGAAGTCCTTCGCCATATTGTCCTCACTGGTTAAGGCGTGATTTGCTCGCCATAGGGCTTGCTCGTGTCCTCGGATAGGCCGAGAGTAATGGGTATGTAGAAAAAGGCCTTGGCGGACAGCTCATCCCCAGGACGACTTACGGGTTGTCCGATGATGAGATCTGTAACAAGTCCGCGCATATTGAACAGGTTGTTATCTTCTCTTCCGCCGCTTCTGGCCGCCTTTTCCACACCTAAAGCCCGACTCACGTCGGCCGCTAGAATGTCGGCAGGATCTGTTGGGTTCTTCTCGTCGTCAAGGACGAACCCCTGGATCGTCAAATCCCACCGGGCATACTGCGCAGGGTTGTCGCGCGGCGTTGGATACGCCCCGTCCTGCAACGGCGTTTCGAGGATGGCGATCATCGGCGTAGGGTCTTTCGGGCCGAAGAGTACCCGGCCTCGAAAGACCTTTCCCTTCAGGTCGAAGTGGTAGCCGTCGGCAATCGAGATCGCCTCCAGCAGCGCCGCGAGGTTCTTCTTAATCCGCAGCCGGAATGGATCCGCAAATTCATAGCTTGCCACTTTGCTTCAACCTCACAAGTCGGAGAAATTCTTCCTGCATGCCGTCCAGGATATCCGGAACCAGATCGTCTGCGACGCCGGTTCCATCGTTGGCAAGGAAGATCTGGGATACCGACGGCCCGTAAAGGATGTGCAGGCCGCTATTCAATTTGATCACGTTCGCGCGCTTGTTCCGCAGATCGTTGCCCGGTTTCAGACGCACGGCGAGGCCGAGGTTGAACCGCGTTTCAACGTCGCTCGTGCCGGCGCGGAGCTTGATCAGGAAGGCGTGATCGAGATGCTTGATGCGGCCCTGGCCGACCTCGACCGTGACGCCCTCCTGGCCAATCGCCGCCGTGCCGCCGACGATGAACCGGGCCAGGGATGTCGGCCGGCCGCGTGCCGTGATGACCGCCTCCAGCGAACCCTTGCGCGCTTGCTGCGAGACATAGAGGCGCTTGTTCGCTGGGTTGAGATATGACTGGCCGAATGCAACCTCTGCGCGGATCTTGTCGGCGGCGTCTTTGCGCGTCGTAGCAGCAATGCGGTTGATCGTCTGGAGCGCGAGAAGTTCGGTCTCGTCCTTCTTGAGCTGGAAGTCGTGCAGGTTGTCGATGCCGTTCACGGCGAAGATGAAGCTATCAGCCATGATCAGTCTCCCGAGATGAGCGGTAGCTCGACCTCGCCGTCGATCAGGTTGAAGACAACGAGCATTGCTTCGACGCCGATGCCTGGGAGATCACCGGGCTCGTCCGCGCCGATCCCCGGCAGCTCGACATTCCCATAGATGACCATGCCCATATCGGGATTGGGGTAAAGGGCCAGCTCAGTCGGGTCCAGCGCGGTCGCCCCGGCCATGACCGTCTGGAGATAACGGGGGTCCGGAACCCGAACACGATAGCCTTCGATCGCCGAGATCATCACCACGGCCAAAGGTTCGGGGTCGATCTGGTCAAACAAGAAGATGAGCTTGGGAGTGTCTTCGCGGATCTCGCCGAAGCGGAAACTTGTGCCGGGAACATCGCCCTTGGCGAGCCAGCTATTGTGGACACGAACGGTCACGCCGAGGGCGGCTTCGCCCAGCGGATCAATATAAAACGCAGGAACCTCCAACGCTGTGTGGAGATCCCTGCGCGCGCGATCTTTGATCTCGCGAAATCCGGCCATTAGACCACGTCGTCGTTGTCGCCAGACTGCTCACCGGACGACTGCTGCTCACCGGTCTTGCCTTCGTCCGTGCCGCCGACGTCGCCTTCCTTGGCGGCCTTCAGCGGATCAGCGGCCTTTTCCTTGGCCGGCTTGACCTTGGGGGTGGACTGCGCCTTCAGCTTGGCTTCAGCGTCAGCCTTGACCTTCGCAGCAGCAGCATCGCGCTTCTTCTGGTCGGCGTCAGCCTGGGCCTGGGCCGCACGGATTTCTTCATCCGTCTTGCCGGGGCGCGACTTAACCTCGCGGTCATCGTCGTCCAGTTCGAGCGTGCGGAAACTGTCGATCGACTCGTCTTCACCCGGCAGGCGGATGGCGCCGAGCTTCATCAGCTCGTTGAATTCTGTCTGCGTGCGCGGGGTAAAAGCCGTGCCGCCAGGGACTTCCTTGACCACGGGGGCGATAGCGGCCTCACCGGTCACGCGGTTAGCGGCGACACCCGGCTTGATTGTCAGGTGGATCGTGTGGAGGGCAATTACTTTGGAGACCATAGGGGACTTCCTCGTTTGGGCGGGAGTCAAGAACAGCGGGTTTGTGGCCCGCCGATCCTGTCCTGGGAGAAACTATCGCTTAGACGACTGTCGCCTTGAGCGTAGCGTTCGGGTTGATCGGGACCATCATGGGCGCCGACTGAGTGAGGATCAGCGTCGCGGACGGATCCTTCTCGTTCCAGAGCTTCATGAAGACCGGCAGAGCCTGGAGCTGCGCGTCGATGTCCTGGATCGCGCCGAACGCACGAACGCCGGAAACCGAGGGGCCAGTGAGCACGATGTCGTTGGGCGACATGTAGGGCTGCACCGTGCCGTCCGGATCCTGGTAATAGTCGGAATAAACGTAGACTTCGATCGTCTCGATATTGCCGACGTATTCGACCTGGAGGCCCTGGAGCAAGCCGAGCTTCAGGTTGATGTTGGCCCCGAGCTTATACTGCGTGTTCAGGAACTCGCGGATGCCCTGGTCCTTGCGCATGACAGACCACACGTTCGCGCCGATCGTCAGACGATTGGCGGGGCCGCCGAACTTCGCGTTGCGCACGATGTTCAAGAAGCCCTGGAGGCTGTCCAGGATATCGACGCCGGTCTGGCCCCAACGCGCGCCGCCCGTGAGGACAACCGTGTTGGAAGAAGCGCGACCGAAGTTGACGATGCGTTCCGGGTAACGGTCGTCCTTGAGGGTAATCGCCGCGTCCAGGATGCCCTTGGAAGCCATCCATTCCCAACGACGCTCGACCGCATTACGATGCTGGCGAATGACGTCGGCGACGATCGTGTCGTAACGCTGTTTCGGGGTGAGAACCGTGCGACCACGGCCAAGCTCGCCGTAACCCGCAGCGCGGCGGATCATGCGAGTTGCCGAGACCGGATCTTTCGCCTTGATATAAGCCGGCGCGAAGGTTGCGAGACGTTCAGCGGCGGAATAGATCGGCGTGCCCTGGAGTGTCGGAACGACGAAAGGCGCGAGCTTGCGAATATCGGTGATCTTCGAAAGGTCGATCTCTTCAGTCGTGAACTGCACTTCAGTCGTGTAGAAGTTGTTCAGCCAGTAGTTCTCTGGCGGCTTCATGTATTCGTCAGACCAGAACACGCCGAGGAGCGTTGCGCTGTCATATACTGTCGGGTCCATAAGTAGATCCTCTTGCGAGTTGCGGTTGGGTGACTAAGCCTTAGTAGGCTTGATCGACTGCGGCGTTGTTGAACTTACCGGCCGAGACGCGGATCATCGGACGCGAGCCGGCAAGGAACGCATTGTCCTTGAGGGTCTGCGTGGTGAAGGTCGCGTCCCAGATGAGAGCGCGGCTGTCCCAATGGCCCGACGTGTGGATGCCCACGCGGCCGGTAGCGCCGTTAAGACCCTTCAGCGGCATGCCGAGGATGGCGTTCGCGTTCGACGCGCCGGAAGAAACGACCGCCTTGGTGACGGAACCGTTAGCCGGGTTGTAGTTCACGACCGTCAGTTCGGCCAGATCGGTATCGGCGGCCAGGGTATACGGCACATCGATATCGATAACTTCGGCGTCACCGAAGAAGGGCTCGGGCGCGCTGGCATAGGACGCCGTCTTGAAATGAGCGGCGGCCGGATCGGCGCGCGGAATGATGTTGTCGATCGCCATCGTAAAGATCTCCTATGGCAGTTCGGGGTTAAGGCTTACGCGCGCTTCTTGCTCGGGCCGACGCCGGCTTCGCCACCGTACGCCGACAGGATCGAGTTGACGCGACCCTGCGTGGTATCTTCCTCGCCGGTAGCGTTCGCGTCCGTGCTGTCACCGGAGCCGACATCCGGGCTCTTGCCCTTGTCCATGGCTTCGGCGAAATGGTTGCGGCCCTGGTTCTTGCCGGTCGCGTCCGTCTGCGGCGCAGCTTCGGCCTTCTCTTCCGGCATATCGGCCAGGAACGCCTTGGCATCTTCCAGCGACATGCCGGTCTTCATGGCAACGTTCATGGCGGCCTTGGAGCGCGTCTTGGCTTCATCCGAACCGAGGATCGCGGCGATGCGCGTGCGCTCGGCGGTCGAAGCTTCGGCCTTGCCGGCTGCAACGCCTTCAGCGCGAGCGTCGTTCACGGCCTTGTTGTGCGCGGAAAGCGAGACGCTGTCGTCGCTGCCGTCCTTCTTGCCGGTCGTGTTTGCCTGGGTTTCAGCCATAAAATCATCTCCTTGTTGAGCCACGTCTTCCGAGAAGACGACTAGTTCTTCGTCAAGAGCCCCGATGCGGTCGGCGAGCCCATTTGCTGTTGCCTCTTCCGCGTCATAGGTGAGCGCTTCCGTGGCCTTAACGTCTTCCTCATCCATGTCACGATGTTTCGCGACGGTCGAGGTGAAGACCCCGTAAATCTTGTTGATGCGTGTCTGAATTCGGGCCTTTACTGCATCGGGCAGGCTTTCGTAGGAATTCCCGTCCACCTTATGCTTGCCGGCGAAGACGAAAGTGACCTCCAGGCCCCATTGCTTCAAAGCATCGGCGTAGGAAACATGCATCGTCACGACGCCGATAGAGCCGACGCCGCCGCTCGTAGAGACGACGAGCACACTGGCGGAACACGCAAGGGCATACGCGGCAGAGTAGGCGCTGTCGGTCGCGAAGGCGCGGATCGGTTTCTCAGACCGTGCGTCATAAATCTTGGCGCACAACTCAAAACAACCGGCGACCATGCCACCCGGCGAATCGACAACCAAAGCGATGCCGTAAACCGCCGAGTCGGACAATCCCCTTTTCAGCGCCATTTCAATGTATTTATAGCCCGTTGCCCACCGACCGAACTGAAACGAGAACTTGTCGAGCAGCGTGCCCATGACGGGGATCTGGAGGATGCCGCCGATCACCTTGTAGGGGCGATAGTATGTGCGCCAGTCCTCGTCCGTGCCGTCGCCCCAGAAATCCCGATCCGACTGCGCGTCCATCGTCGGGCGCGAGATCTCGACCGCGACCCGCTCGTCCTGCATCATGTGTTCGAGCGAAGAGGCCAGGAAGCCCGCGTGGTGCGGTTCCATGAGCAGAGGGTTCTGCGTCACGGTATCCATGAACGGCGAGCGCGCGGGGGCTGCGTTAAGCGGCGAGGGCATTGGCATCGGCTCCGTCTGAATTCTGTTTGTCCTGCTCGCGAGGCGAACCGGACGCTGCGTTTACGGAGTTGTCCTCCTGGAGAACGATGCCGCGAGCGTCACGTTCCTTCTGCTCGCGTTCGAGCTGCTTATAGACCTTGCGCCAGTCCTTGCCCATCTTCGCCAGCTCGTCCTCATGCGTGCCGAGGCCGAACTTGATACGGAGCACGGCGGCCTGGGTTTCCTTCAGCTCATCGATCTGGCCGCGAGCAGCGCCGATCCAATCGCACGAGGTGTAGGCTTCCGCGTTGATGCCCTCGTAATAGTTCGGGGCCTTGGAATATTTCATGGCCTCGATCTCGCCGGCATTCATCATCTCTTCGAACCAGAGCATGTAAATGTTGGTGGCGAACCGGTCGGCGACGAGCTTCTTACGGCCCTGCATGAACTTCCACGTCTCGTTGAAACCGGCGCGAGCGGAGGAATAGTTGGTCTTCGAATAGTCCTTCGAAAGCTGCTCGTAGGAGACGCCCAGGATCGCCGCCGTGTGGCGAAGAAGGGATTGCTCGAATTCCTGGCCGACGCCACCGGGCGCGCCCGAGTTGCGCAGGTTCAGGCGCGTGCCTGGGAAGAAGTGAGGGATCTTCACGTTGTCGACAGTTATGCCGCGCTTGCCGACGAACTTGGTGATCGCCTCAAGATATTCCCGGCCGTATTTGCCGACGACCTCACCCGGCGACGTGACCTTGCCGCCGCCCAGCGCTGCGAACGCCGCTTCCGGGGGCAGGTCGGACTCGATCGAGGCCGCGATCATCGCGTTGACTGCCGCCTGTTGCAGCGTCAGGTCACGGAACTTGCTGGTGATCTTGATCGTCTTCAGGCCGGCGACGACATCGGCGACCGCGCGGGTCTGGCCGGCGCGAACTTCTTCCTTCAGGTGCATGACCTGGAGGCGGCCCCAGGGCTTGCTCACCGGGACATAAGTGAAGTCGTTGATGTCGGCGTACCGGTCGAATTCCGACGGATGCGCGTTGCGGATATAGTAGCCGATGGGCGCGCCGAACTTGTCCTGGTGGACGCCGCCACGGACGATCCGGCCATCATAGACGCCGTAGCCCATGACATCGGGCGAGGACCACGGGTTCGCGAGCCGATCAAGGTCGATCATCTGGACCGCCGTCTTGAAGGGCCGCGTGCGATCGTTGCGGACCCAATCGGACGTCGCCAGGATCTCGCCCGCATAGGTGTAGATGCCGACGGCCAAACGGATCATGCCGGTAAAGGTCTTGCTGCGCGAGCGGTCAAACCAGCAGCGCGGGCTCTCGGCGGCCAGAGTGAACTTGGCTTCGACCTCCTGCTGGAATTCTTCTTCCCAGACCTCGTCCAGGCCGAGTACTTCGGAATTCGGCTTCGCGTTCAGCAGATAGGACGCGCCGACGATGTTGTCCTTGGTGATGTTCGCGCCCGACTGGATGTAGCCGTCATTGCGCAGGACGTCGCGCGAGCGCGCATCGGCCATCTGTTTCGTGCCGAGCATGTCAACGTCGGCCGACGCCGTGGACGCTTCCCAGGTCGCGAGCCACTGGTCAAACTGGCTGGCCCCTTCATAGGCGCCGCCGATTGCCATGTCCTGGCCTTGCCCTGGAACCGTGCCGACGACATCGCGGATATCCGCGTCGATCTCCGCTTGAATATCCCGATCCATCATACCATCCATGTCGTAGCCGGCCCCGTGTCTGCGAGCCCTAGACGGACTTCCAATGTGAAAATGTACTTGGCGAGCTGGGCCGCGTTGGTCGGGCCGTATTCGACGCGCTCGCCGGTCTGGTCAACAAACACGCGGGCCATGCCGCCGATGCTGACGTTGTGATAGGCTTGTCTCGCCTCGGTCAGCCACTTTGTCAGTTGGGTCCGTTCGTCGGCTGTAAGGCAGGTCATCCAAGCTCCTAGTCGTTCAGCATGCGGCCAAGTTCTTCCAGATCACCGTCGTCGTCTCTGGCGGCTTCTTCGAACGGGGTCACTTCCGTCTCGATACTGTAAACGAATGAGTTGTTAGCCCAATCTGCCGCGAACGGGTCCGGATCATCCCAAGGGATATGCTCCCAATGAATTCTGGGGTGCAAGAGGCCCGCATACAAATACACTAACAAATCCCACGATTCGTTGCGATGCCCCGTCAGATTTTCCCAGAGCCCGGTTTTCGGGTTCTTGGTTTCCGTGGTCAACTCCTTGTAGACATAGTGCGGGAGCCATTTCGGGAAGTTCACCCGGCCGCCCGTCTCCAGGCGATTGAGCACGCCGTCCACATGGTTCTTCATCGTCGTCGTGTTGATGAACATGACCGGGACGTCACCGCGAGCGCCCGCGAAACGGTCCTTACGCTGAGCATCCGGATAGGTGATCTTGACCGAAGCGGCGCTCGGCGTGCTCTCACCCTTGGTCAATTGGAAGTGCTGCTGGAATCCACCCTGCCACGGGTAAAGCTCTTGCTGCTCTTTCGTGACGACCTCGGACCTGTCGCTGTAACCCTGGCCGAGCCAGCGGTAGAACGAATAAGCATTTCGGGTGAAGCCTTCCTTACCGGCGCTGTCGCAGAAGGTCATGTAGATCGACATGTGCCGGGTCTCGTCGCCCTGGAGAGGGTAACTCTGTTGCATGACCTCGTAGAGGATATGCCGCCAATCCTCGGGGTTCGCGCCGGGGTCGATCGGCAGGAACTGGCCAGCCTTCGCCGGATCCTCGCGCTTCGAATACTTGATCGGGAAACGGTCGATGATCCAGACGTCTTCCGCGCCGACCGCTGTGATCATGACCTCGAAACGGTTGGTCTGCGCATCGATCGTGGCGACCAGGAAGCGCGCGCCGAACGGCACGACCTTCTCACCCCAATCCGTGCTGGCGCGCTTGGCGATCTCGTCTGCAAGGCGGGCCTGCGCCTGCGCCTGGGGTAGGTAGCCGCGCCCGAGCTTGGTGTTGGTGACGGTCTTCAGCTCCTCCTCGGATCCAGTCTCGGCGAGCGTCTTCTGCGCTGCTCGATAGTCGATCACGAGGTTGGACCATTTCGCGAAAGCCGCGCACACGCCCTCCAGGAAGAAGCTCGCCGAGTTGGCGCGCCGTGCCTCGCCCGTGATCGAGCCGTTCGGCATCCAGAGCTGGCCTTCCTTGATCCAGCGCGCGTGCTCCGCGTTCATCTCGGACTTGCCAGGAGCGTCGTTCGAGAAGTCGTGCGAGTATTTGAGATTGCAATGCGGGCAACGCAGCCGCGCCATCTCGCCGGCTTCCAGCGGATCCTCGCTGTCTGGGTATTCCATCAGCTCCCAGGTCGGCTCGAATGTCTTGCGGCAGGTCGAGCGAACGCAGCGCCAATACCAGCGCCGCCGATCGCCCGCGTTGTAGAGCGAGAGGATCCCTTCAGCCGGGGGCGCCTCGTGGCCGCGCCGCGTCCACTGCGGATCCTTGATCGGGAAACCGGGCGACGACTCCACGACGATCTTGCCGCGCTTCTTGAAGGAGGTGATACGGGCCTTGCCGAGGACATAGGGCGTTCCTTCGCCGTCCACGTCCTGGGTCATACGGTCGTAGTCGGTCTCGAACACGCGTGGGATCGGCTTGCCGGAAAGCTCGTTGCTGGAGGGCCAGGAGACTTGGCAGATCATGCCGCTCGCATATTGCTTGTCGTAGGTGTTATCGACCAGCACCTTGTTGCCGACGTCCTTCGACGCTTTGTGCATGCGGTCGATACGGCGCATCGAGAAGTCGCGCGCGGTCGCCATGGCCGTCTGGACCAGCATCATGTCGGCGGGGCTGCACATGACGGTCCAGGTGAGCCAGTTCAGGAAAAGCTCGGTCTTGCCGCACTGCGAGGGGCCGACAAAGATGACGCTCTCATAGAGGCGATTGGTCATCTCCTCCATGGGCTCTACGAGATAGGGGGTCTCTCGATTATCCCATTCACCTTCGACGCCGCCGCCGACCATGATGCGGTAGCGCTCGGCCGCCTGGGCAACGTTCAGATCCTCTTTCGGGCTGACGCTTTCCGCCGCGCGCGCGATGATATCTTCCAGGTAGGCGTCGAAGGGCGCGGCTTCGTCAAACCACTTCGTTGATGTCGTTTGTAGGGTCATTCGCGGTATCCAGGATCACGTCGATCAGTTCTGAGGTTTGTGGCGGCGTCTCTTTGCCCATCTCGGCGATCTCCTTGAAGATCAGCGCTTTCAGGCGTCGCGTCTCGAAATTGAGGGCTTTCCGGACATCTTCCGGCAGCAGCGCGCGCTTCTCGATTTCCTCTTCCCATCCCTCGATCGAGTTGTTGACCTTGAGGAATGTTTCGGAGAATTTCCGGGTGACGTCGATCGTATGCCAGAGCATTTTCGCCTTGGTCATCCAGGTCTGTTTCTTGATCTGCGCCGACCAGAAACCTTCCTGGAATTTCGTGGGCATGTCTTCCGGGCGCATGTTCTTCACATACTCCGACACGTTCACCCGAGGCGTCACGAGATAGGACGCGGCGATGGCGATATCATAGACATAGCCGCCTTGCTTGCTGATCCCGCGTGTCAGGGGCGGGCACTCGCGCATGAGCAAATTCACCCGGCGAATGTCCATGTTGAAGACCGCCGCGAGCCAGGTAATCGTTACGCCCTTGACGACGACGCCGGCCGAGACGTTGCCGTCGTAACCGCTCTCCTTGTCCTGGCCGAGCGTCTTTGCGTTTCTCTGGGCGTCCCGCTTCCGGGCCTCGCGACGCTTGCGCGCCGTGTCGGTCGTCGCCTGATCTATGCCGCCATTTTCCATTGCTGCTGCACCTGTTCAATTCGCACGCGAACCGTGTCCGTTATACCGTCCTGAGTGACGCCCTTTCGATCGAGAGCCTTCACCAAATTCATATCCACCGTGTTGGCCGCCAGGATGCGATGCATCATGACATGATCGGCTTTCTGCCCCGACCGATGCAGCCGCTTGCGGAACTGCAAATAAAGCTCCAGCGACCATGTCAGGCCATACCAGACCGCGATATTTCCGCCATGCTGGAAATTGAGCCCGTGGCCGGCGCTGGCTGGGTGGGTAATCAGCAGCTTGATCTTGCCGGCATTCCAGTCGCGGTTATCGTTGGGGCTGTCGCCGTAGATCCTGGCGAAGGGATATCGCTTCTTGATCTTCTCCAGGTCAAACTTGTAGCTGTAGGCCAGCAGCACGGGCTTGCCGTAGGCCTCCATCATAATGCTGTCGAGCGCGTCCAGCTTCGCGTCGTGGATCGGATGCGCCGTCTTATCGTCCAAATACAACGAGCCGTTGGCTAGCTGCAACAGTTTGTTGGTTAGGACCCCGTTGTTCACAGCTTCCACATTCAACTCGCGCAGGATCATGTCCCGCTCCATGCGCTTATAGATCTCCATGGCCTTTGGCGGCAGAGTGACCTTGTGGTCGCGCATCATGAGCGGCGGAAGCTTTAGGTAGTCGCTCTCGCGCAGAGAGTAGAAGATGTCGTTGATGCTGCCCATGATCTCGCGCTGCGAGTGGTCAAAGGGCTCATATTTGTTCGCGTATTCGTCCTTGCGGAACCAGCGATCGCGATAGGCCGTGATCGAGCTTCCGAGCCGCCTGCCCTTGTCGCAGATGTAGATCGGCCCCCAGAGATCGATGAGCCCGTTCGGGGCCGGCGTTCCCGAGAGGAGCACGACCTTCTTGAAGGTGAAGCGCATGCGCGAGAGCACGCCGAATTCCGAGATCCGCTTCGACTCCGTCTTCTTGCTGCCGGCCTTCAAGCGGCTGGCCTCGTCGTAGACCAGCATGTCGAAATTCCAGGCGCGACCGATGAGATGCTTCTGGAGCCAGGGCAGGTTCTCGCGGTTGATGATGTAGACCTGGGCCTTCATCATGCAGGCGGCGATCCGCTCGTCCTCGTCCCCCGAGATCACCGAATAGCTGAGATGCCGCGCGAAATCCCATTTGGCGATCTCTTCCGGCCATGTGTTCTCGGCCACGCGGAGAGGCGCGACGATCAGCACCTTGCTGACGCCGCCATATTCCAGCAGCTCGACAATCGCCATCAGCGTCGCGCCGGTCTTGCCCAGGCCCATCTCCGCGCCGAGGAAGACCGCCTCGTGGTTCATGATGGCGTTATACATCCACCACTGGTAGTCGCGCACATGCTTGTAGTTCAGCCGGTTTTCCGTCGGCCCGTAGAGGAATTCCAGCGCTTCGACATCGGCCAGCAGCTTCGGCCGCCGCCAGTTCTTGCCGTAGAGCGCAGCGCAGGCAATCGGGTCGCCGCGATGTTTGGTCGGGATGTGTGTCTGCGGCATCAGTAGTGGGGCCTCAAGGGGTCAACGACGAACGGGATGCCAAGGACGCGACAGGCCTTGCCGATGCCGTCGCAGACATGGACCTCCGCGCCGTGTGCGACCATGTCGGCGATCTCGTCTTCCTGTGTGAGGCGAGCCTCTTCACCGCGATCCTTGAATTCGATGAAGACGACCCTGCCGCCTTTGATGAAGATCCGATCGGGCGCATTGCGGTTGCCCTGCCATTCGAGCTTGCGCACGAACCAGCCGGCTTTTTCGGCCAGGGCGACGACGGACTTTTCGATCTGGTTCTCGGCCATGGGTCAATTCTTGATGAAGATCGGAGAGATGAAGCCGTTCGAGCCCAGCGGCAGATCCTGCGCCCACCACGGGTTCACTTCCATGCACTGGATCAGGATCTTCAATTCTTCCTCCGCGCGGTCGATCCGCGACAGGCCGACGAGCTGATCGTGTACATGGATGCGGAGATCCAGGCCATGCTCGCGTTTCGCCAGCCGCATGCCGTGGGCCAGCAGATCTCGGGCCATCGCTTGGTCGGCGTTCTCTGTAAGCTTGCCGGGGTGAGTGGCGACGCGGGTCCATTGGTTCTTGTCGTTCAGGCCCTCGTAGGTGAGGGTCTCCTTCAGCTCGCCCCAGGGCGCGCGGATCATCTCCAGCTTCGGCCGGCAGTAATGCAGTGCTCGGCCCGAGGGCAGGATCATGCGAAGGAACGGGGCCTTCATGTCGAAATTGATCATGCGGCAGGATGTCGGCTGGCCGGTTCGAACGCAGCGCTTGGCCGCGCGCTCGATCGCATACCAGAAATCGACAACCTCCTTGAATTCACGGCGGAAGGTCTCGACCGATAGCTTCGACTGCTCGGGCGTGAAGGACGTAATGCCCATGCCCCAGGCGTAGCCGAGCAAGCCGTTGGCTTCCATTTCAGCGGTCACGCGGTTGTAATGCTGCTGGCCGGCCCCGAGCATGTAGCCGCAGCCGAGAACCCCTGGCTTGGCCGTCTGGCGGCGTTCCCCGAGCCCTGCCTTATAGTCGGCCATCAGCTCGTCGTAGGGGATCCCATACATGTAGGTGGCGAAGTCGATATAGGGGTCGCGGTTCTCCAGGAAGACGCGCAAGATCTTGGAACAGCCGGCCATCCAGCCAAGCACGCGGTTCTCAATCGCGGACAAGTCGGCGTCGATGAAGGTGTAACCCTCGGGGGCCTGCGCGCAGGGGCGAAGGCCCGCCTGGAGGAGCTTGATCGGCTTCGGGTAGAGGAAGTCGATCTCAGCCGGTCGTAGGAATTCTAGGTTGCGAACATGGATCGCAATGCCCTTTTCCAGCGCCTTGTCTGGACGCGGAAGGTTTTGAGCCTGATATAGCCGTCCCGCCCAGCGCCATGTTCGGCCGGCACCGTTGAACTGGAAGGCATTGCGAAGAACCGATCCACCGTCGCCATCTTCAACAGTCGCGCGATCGAGCGCATAGTATTTCTTCGGCGATGCTGCCGAGACCTCAAGACGCATCCCGAGGACTTCTCGAACCTGTTCCAGCTCCAGACGTGATTGGGCATCGTATTCATCGAATTCGCCATCCTTGAACTGTTGATCCAACTTCTCAAGCGCACGCGAGATGTGACCCTTCTTCATATCCTCGAAAGGATACCCAAACTCGCGGAGCCATTTGAGAAGCTGCTCGTTTGAGTTTGGATTTGCAAGCTTGGTGATCTCGCGCATCCGGGTAATGCGGTCGTCAATAAGCGTCTCATAGACCTCGATCGCGTTGGTCACGAGGTTCATGTTGATGGGGATGCCGGCTTGGTTGATCTCCTGGTCGATATGCCAAAGCTCCCACTCTTCCTGGGGCATATCGTATTTGCGGATGCGGCGATAAATGGCGCGCTCGGCTTCCACGTCCGTTCGGTTGTACTGCTTGAACGTTTCCCACTTTTCGGGGAAGTGATGCGGAAGGGCGCGGGTGAACGGCTTCTTCTTCGACGGCGTCTGCGGCGCGCAGAACAGGCGGATCAGGGCCGCGCCGTCCTTCATCTTCGTCAGGTGCGGCGGCAGATCGACAACCTCGCCCGCCTTTGCCAGGGAGCCAGGGAGCGAGAGCGAGAAGGCCAGGATCATCGGATCTCGCCACTGCTCATGCGGCGTCACGATGCCGAGCGCGTTCGCCCAGATCGACCATTCGAAGGGTTTGTTCCAGGCGAATTTGACCGCCTTGGGATCCCGGAGCGCATCCCGCAGGATGACCGGCATACGCTGGCCTTCAGCGGGCACCCACTGAAGAACCTCCTCGTCGTTGCACGCATAGGCGCACATGAGCGGATCGAGCGAGGGGTGGCGCGAATAGGCGTCAGCACCGACATCCGGCAGGCTGACGTCGCAATAGGTTTCGAAGTCGTGGTGGAAACGATAAAGGGCCGAGCCGAGCTGGATCGCCCGGTTTGCGGCACGGGCCAGATCTCGCTTTACGGCGTCCGAGATAGCCTCTTGTTCGGCTATCTGCGCGACGGCAGTGATGTATCGCTCGATCAGGCTCATGCCGCAGATCCGATCAAACTACGGAGTCGTCGTCATCGTCGTCCGTGCCGAATTCCCCGCCGATCGTGCCGGGATCTTCTTCTTCGATTTCGGTGAAGGCCTGGGTCGGATCGATAGGAGCCGAGCCAGCGAAGTGTTCGTTATGCGCGAAGAACTGCACAGCCTTCAGGTTGGCGTTGACGCGCTGGCCGTGCTTGTTGTCCTGGACCCAGAGCTGGACGATCATGGAGACCATGCAGCCGGCATACAACAGCTCGCGGGTGGCCGGGAGCCAGAGCTTCGGGTTCTTGGGGTCGCGGACACGGCTGAAGAGCTGCGGCTGCGTCTGCTCGCTTGCAGAGCAATACCAGCTATCCTGGAAGCCATCCCAATTTTCGAGATTGCCGTCGCGCGTGCAAAGCTTTTCCGGTTTGATCTTCGGCCATTTGGCTTGGTTCTCGCCGAACTTCGCGGCCATCACGGCGAGACGCGCCTTCTTCAGATTGGCGAGGTTTGTCTTGGTCTGCGCCGCGTATTTCGGCGTCGTGTACATGATGCCCGAGGCGCGGAAGTTGCCCTCCGTCATCGTGCCGTCGTCGCGCTTCTGGGGCTCGCCGCGCTGGAATAGGAACGGGAAACCGAGACGCACGTTCAAGAGCGTCACCATCCCGAGGCTGTCGTTTTCTTTCGCCATTATTCGTCTCCGTCGTCTTCTAGGCCATTGAGGGCTTCTGCCAACTGCTCGCCCAGGTTCGGGAGGGCAATTCGCGGATCTGTTTCGGGGACCAGGATTGGTTTGCCCGGAGGTATCTCGACATACTCCTTTAGGAGCAGATCGTACTTCTTCTTGCCGAGGGCCTTCTGCGCCTGCGCGGGGCTGATCGGCTCGTGGATGACGGGCGAGATCTTCTTGCCCTTCAACTCTTCGGTGAGGATCTTGATCACGGTTTCCTTCTGGCTTTCCCGGTAATACCGGTCGCCAGATTTGCCCGTGACCATCTTCATGAACGGATAGTCTTGACCCTGGGAGAACGCCACCAGCGCGTCCTCATGGAGCTTCTTAAACCAACGCTCGAAAACCTTTTTGTGCAGCAGGACATAGGCACGGCGTTCGGGCGTCCAGCTCGATATATCCGGGTCCGGTAGCTCGATCCCGTATTCGAGGCTATCGTCAATGTCGTCAAATCTGAGTGAGAACTGCTCCAAATTGTAGCGCGCAAGCTCCGCGCAAGTCGCCGAGGCTTTGCAGTATTGACACTGTTTCGTTCCTGGCGTTCGCGGCGCATCAAACTCGTATGTCGCCGCCGCGTCGATCTTGATTTGTTCACCCTCAAGAAGCAAGTCTCCCATTGTGGTTTTCCACGTTCCGCCTGCTCCAGGCACTCGTGGTTGCCAGATCGTCAGCTCGACCTCGATCTCGAACGGATCAACGCCGGCAAAATGCGTGGACGCCAAGCTCTCCCAGCAGCCCAGGGCGTAGAGCATGAGCTGGTCGTTCTTATAAGGGCTGACAGCGATCAAGCCGTACTTCCAATCGAAGACGACGATCCGCTTTTCATCCGCCAGGATCATGCAAAGGTCGGACGTACCGAAGCCACCGGGCTCCAGCGTCCAGGGCTCGATCTTCACCCGCTGCTCGACCATCAGGACCGGGTTTTTCGTCTCCCAGGTCGCGGTCTCCATGCGGTTGTAAATGTAGTTGATGCCACCTTGTAGGTGCATCGCCATCTCGTCGTTATACACGACCTTGTGGCCGCTCACGACGCATTCGACGCCAGGAAGCATCGCCTGGGGATCGAGCCCCGTGACAACGCAGACTTCCGCGTGTTCGTGGAACAGCGTGCCCTCGGCGGCCTCGATACCGACGCGATCCGGCAGACCGCGTTCGGCATTGATTGATCCGGCGCACCGCCGCCAGCGATGCGCTGACGACGGCGAGCGAACTGAATGCTCTTGCGCCTGATCGGTCATGGGTGGCTTAGACCGGGCTTTCTTCTTCGCCGGCTTCACCGTCTTCAGCGAACGGATCCTCGCCGTCCTGGTAGGCCTTGAGCAGGGCAAGGGCTTCTTCGAAATGCTTCGGATCGATGAGCGTCGCGCGTTCCGCACCGAACTTGCCGGCAATGTTGACGACGTGCCCCTTGCGCTCCTTGCGGACTTCGACGTCGCCGACCTTCATGTAGTCGCCGAAAGCCGCCTGGATGTCGTCAATCGTCGGACCCTTTTTCTTGGTGCCCGCGCCTGTCGCCTTGGTGCCCGTGCCGGTTGCTGCGCCGGCCGTCGAGCCGGTCGAAGGCTTGCCGCCAGAGTTGGCGACGAAATCGTTCAGCGCTTTGCTGTGAGCGTCCAGCGCCTTCGCGAGCGTCAGGGCCGCAGCTTCGAACCCTACATTTTCCGTGGTTGCCATGAGATAATCCTTTTGGGGAATTGGTCGGAGGCTACGGGTGATCCGTCGCCTGGGGAGACTGGTGGCATCGAAAACCGGCTCTTGTCAACTATCAGTTGGGCGAGTATTTCTGACTTAGAAATCGGAGCTAATGCATGTCGAAAATACTGAGAAACCGGGATCTTGGCCCGTTTCACGACCTACTTCTGGAGGCGTGCCCGCCGTCCTCGATCAATGAAAAAGGCAAAGTTATCCACAATCCAGACGGCGTGAAGTCGATCGAGATGCTGTCGAAGCACCTCAACATGTCCGATTGGGGAGTTTATCTGTGGATAAAGAAGGGAAGAATTCCGCCAATCAAGGCGCAAAAGGTCTGCGGCCTGCCGGGTTCGACCGTGACCATCGATCAGTTTTCCCCCTATATTTACGGCTTGGCTCTTGCGGACCACTGATTCCCCGAGTAGCTAAAGTGTCATAGTCACACTTTAGCCCGAAGGTATTAGACGATGATGACGGTCGCGCCGGCAAACGACCCCCTGTGGAAAGACACGGAATACCGAACAGCTCTTCTCCGCTCGACCATGATAGATTTTCATATCAAGTCCAAAGCCCTCTCCGAATTGATGGGCGTCGATTACAATCTCGTTCGCCATTGGAAGAGCGGCAAGTATCGGACGATCCCGATCGCAAACCTGCGCGCTCTTCTCTACGACCTCCAGGCGCGGGGCGTCTGATCCATGCAAGGCAAATTTGAGCAATATGTCGTCGGCTGGGCCGAGGGCCGGGGCAACAACCTCGCCAAGTCGAAGAACCGGACGGAGTCCTGGTCCTCCCTCAAGAAGATCCTGAAAGAGCCGGCCGTGACCATGGAGTCGCGGCAGCAGTTCGACCGCATGCCGAAAGACGAGCAGGACAAGCTCAAGGCCGTTAACGGTTGGATCTCGGGCGCACAGTGCAAAGACGGCCATCGGTCGCTCCGCAACGTCCTGCCGCGCGATATGCTGACGATCGACGTCGATTACGCGCCGGCCTCGATCCTGGACGAGATCGAGCTGGGTCTGACGCCGATCAGCCAATATGAGGCCTTCTGGCATTCGTCTCGCCGGCACACGGTCGAAGAGCCCCGCGTTCGTCTGTTCATGCCGATGAAGCGCAAGGTGGACGTTGACGAGTACACGGCCATTGTCCGCTTCATCGGTTGGAAGCTCGACCACGAAATGAACCTCGTGGACGTCGTCTCCTATCGCGGCGCGCAGATGATGTTCAAGCCCTCGTGCTCAAAGAACGATCGCAAGATCTTTTTCGCCTACGAGCAGTTCGGCGCGCTCCTCGACCCCGACGCGATCCTGGCCGAGTTCGAGGCCATATTCGGCGACTGGCGCAATTTCGCCAACCTGCCGAAGCATCCGAACGAAGATCTGCGCAAACGCGCTGACAAGGCCGAGGATCCGCGTTCGAAGCGCGGGCCGGTCGGCGTCTTCTGCCGAACCTACGACATCTTCGACGCGATGGAGAAATTCCTTCCTGGCGTCTACATCCCTGGCGACGAGAATTCCGGGCACCCGCGTTACACCTATGCGGGCTCGACCAGCTCGAACGGCGCGATCGTCTATGACAACGGCATGTTCATGTATTCGCACCACGGGCATGACCCGATCTGCGATATGAACGTCAACGCCTTCGACCTCGTCCGCGTCCACCTTTTCGGTGAAAGCGACAGCAAGGCGAAGGAGGGCATGACGCCGACGGACATGCCGTCCTATAAGGCCCTGGTCGATCTGCTGAAGACCGACAAGGAATATGCGAAGACCCGCGTCTCGGAAAAGTTCGAGGTCGGGTCCATGTTCGAGGACGCGGGCGTAGAGGCCCAGGAGTTCACAGATGGCGACGACAATGCGGATCTACACGCTTCAGGGCGTGACAGCGGCGATAGTGACGATGAACGGCCGGGAGACGATGATAGTCGATCTGGAGGCGGGGCTGATACCGGTTCCGCCGACGACGGATCTGGTGATGGCGATGGACTATTCGCAGAAGTTGAACCGGAGCAACCAGATGCGCCCTCTGCCAAAACTGAAGCCCCTCCACGATCCAAGACCGTGGGTGGCCGGCCGAAGCCATCCGAGAAGCGCACGCCGCGCGAAAACTGGTTCCTAGGCGATCTCCAGTTTACCGAGAACGCCGAGATCAAATCGACGCTGCACAATGTGGCGACAATCATCCAGAACGACCCCCGCCTCATCAACGCGATCCGTTTCAACGAATTCGACAAGAACGTCGTCATCGCCCGCGATATCAGGCCGCGCATAACGACTGCGCCGAATGTCATCGTCCGCGATAAGAAGAACGGCGACCGTTGGCAGGATCACCACGACATGACGGTTCGCGCCGTCCTGGAGAGCCCGCACAACGCCGAGAAGCTCCAGGGCTATGGCATGCGGCCGACGAAAGCCGACCTGATCGACGGGATCGAGCTGGCGGCCCGCATCACGCCGTTCCATCCGATCCGCGACTACCTGCTCACCCAAAAGTGGGATGGCAAGCCGCGCCTGGACACGTTCTTGATCCGATACCTCGACCTGGAAGACAACGATTATCACCGGCAGGTTTCTCGGTTGACGATCGTCGCCAGCGTGACGCGGATCTTCGAACCCGGCCACAAGTTCGACTACGCCCCGATCCTGGAGGGCTGGACCGGCATCGGTAAGTCCTGGCTGATCATGGCGCTCTATTCGGAAGACTGGTTCGGCGAGCTTTCCGCCAAGCTGGACGAGAAACAGCGCGTCGCCGAAGAGATCACCGGCAAATGGGGGATCGAGCTTCCGGAATTGTCCGGTTTCCACAAGTCGGACCACAACTCGGCCAAGGCGTTCATGCGCAGAACCGTGGACGACGTCCGCATGGCCTACGATCGCCGCGTCAGCGAGTTTCCTCGCGTCTGCGTCTGCTGGGGCACGACGAACGACAAAAAGTACCTCAAGGATCCCACCGGCAACCGTTCCTACTGGCCGGTCGTCACAAAGCGTCGCGAGTACATAGATATCCAGGGGATCAACGCTGAGCGCGATCAGATCTGGGCCGAGGCCGTCCACGCCTATTTCGAGCTGCGCGACCAGTTTCCCAACGAGACCCTGCCGCTCACGCTTCAAGGTTCTGCGGCCCAGGCCGAGGCCCTGCGGCTACAAGGCGAGGCTCGAACCGAAGAAACCTACGAGATCTGGGCGCAGGCTATCCTCGAATGGCTGGAAACCCCGATCACCTTCACGCAGTTCGCCCAGGAGATCGGCGCGGTCGTTCACGCGCAGTTCGGCGAGCATCTGGCCGACGGCGTGGATGATGACACGCTCGTCCTGCGAACCGTCTTCACCCGCGAGCAGGCTATCAAGCACGCGCTCAATAAACAGCACGGCGTCGTCACCGACGCGGCAACGACCCAAAACATCGGCAAGGCCATGCAAATGCTGCCCGGTTGGGGCCGCGACGTTCAGAACAGCGATAATCGTCGCCGGATCATGGGATCGCCCCAGCGGCGTTGGGTCGTCCGCGAAAGCGCCATACACGCCGACATTCTCAAGGGATACTCGATTTATCAGGGCGATGACGCCGAAGATGACTTCGACGTGGTGTGACGAGCACGCGGGATCATTACGGGTAAACGTTAGAATGGCCGGGGAAACCCGGCCTTCTTGATTCCTGCTGAGACGGGCTAAATCTTGTCTCACCGTGGGTCTCAGGCCGAAGGCCCTGGGAATCCTGGGTTTTTCATACCGCTGAGCCAGTGAGACAGAAGTCAAGCTTTTCCCTAAAGTATATTGGCGCTACGCGCTACGCACGCCTTATGCCCACCGCTTGGCCTCGTGCCTCGCGTGCTCGTAATGTTTACGTGTGCTGGTAATGCTTACGTATACAGGTCGCGCTCTTTATTATGGTTTCTAAAATATTCCTTTATATAGAATAGCTGTCTCACCTGTCTTAGGGGGTCTTACATATTGAAATCATTAGGTTTTTCATAAGACAAGCTAAAATAGGGGCTGTCACGGTCGTCACACCCCTCACACCCGTAACATTGACGATTACCGGTAACAGTGACGATTACGGGTGATGACTGTCGATTTACCCAGAAAACCCGGAAAACGGCAAATCCGCAAATCGAGGTCATTTAGCCCCGGTATTTCAGTGTTTCCTCACATTGTTACGTTATTACGTTACCCTGGGGGCAAAAGGATATCCTGGTCGAATATGTACCGAGTATAGTTACCCATATGGGTAACAATAACGGCTGTCGGGGCCTGGGAAAATCCGGAATCGAGTGGACGACCGAGGGCTCCGCGCCCCCCTGTCAGCCTGCAACCTAGGGGAGGGACCCAAGCGACCACTGGTCAACCTCGCGTCTGTGCGTCATTCGCCCCTCGCTTGCCTCTACTCGTGCTCATGACCTCTATTAGTAGGCCTAACGTATTGATGTTATAGCGTTACATGGCCATACCGGCATACGCTCATACCCCTATAGGACATGCACGCCTTGCATAGGTCATACCCCCATACCGGCGACCGGCCATGGGTGGACATGGTTGCATTAGCTAAAACGAATTCACGTAAAGCCCTAAACAAGCGCTACCAGGGAGTAGGGGTTAAGCCCCTCTATTCGCTAGACTCTGAGCGCCATTCGGCATGGGTACGGCAAGCACGAGCGCTTGCAACTTTGTTTACCATTGATCACTGATTACGGTTGCAATCACATTGACAAAGGCCTAAGACAAGGGCTCCCCATATAGGGGGTTGCAACAGCTATTGGAGCTAGCTCATGCGTACCTTGATTATGACGACTATCATGTCTGCTACCCTTGCCCTCTCTGGCATGGCCTACATGGCCTCGCAGGTCATGGCAGACGATACGACCTACAACCTTGATTGGGTCGATAACAACGGCGATATCCAGACGCTCGACTATGACCTTACCTTTGACGATTGCATGGAAGGCATGAATACAGCCACCTATGCCAGCGAGCTTGTCCAGGGCGCTTATTGCGTCCAGGCCAACTAAGGGGAGATCGGACCATGTCTATCGCCCTCGCCACCTTCTCCGCGCCCCTGTTGATGGCAAGCGCCATGGCTATCGCCGAACGCCCTTCCGTCCGCATGCCGCGTCTCCCCCGCTTCTCTGTACGCAAGGTCGGCGGCTTGACGTTCGTCCGCATCGGCAAGCTTTCCCTCTCATTCTGCATCACCAACAAAGGTTGATCCCCATGACCGATTACAGCAACGAAGCATTCAAAATCATGCTGCAAACCGATCTGAAAGGCGTCGTCGCGCGCACTCAGAAACAGGACGGCTCAAAGACCATGTTCACCTTCGATATCGAGTTTTTCGATTGGGCGAAGTCGCGGACCTATTATGCGACGGTCTTTCAGTATTTCGACCGATCGATTGACGTTGCCGTGTCTAACCGCGTCAAGGTCCAGTTCGGCCACGCAACGCGCACGCTTGCCGCTGGGCAACGCGCCGACATCCAGGAACGGGCAATCGAGATCTATTGTGACGTGTTCGGCCTCGTGTTGAACGCGGCTCGCACTCTGGGCGCGCGCGCTGGATATCGGTATGTGTCGCTAAAGAATTTTCACAATGAAGCCGCTGGATCATTGGGAGTCCAATCTGCAACCGCTTCCAATTTCGCCGCTGCAATGTGTCTCAAGTACAATGAGCCGATGAACGGTTCCGCATGGCACGACTATGCAGCCAAGGCGCGGATGCAGATCCGTTACGGCTATACCGCGCCCTATGCCAGCTATGTGCCGAAAGAGCCGGTTGCCGCCGTTGAACCTGTTGAAACTACCAGGCCCCATTTCGCCAACATGGCGGAAGCGATTGATTGCATCGGGCGCGACAGCACGTTCGAAGGGCTTGCCGATGGCTCGATCCTCATTGCCGATTTGTCGTCTCTGGAAACGCCTATGACGATCAAGGAGCGCGACGAACGCGCGGAAGCGTTTGCCGACGTGGAACATATCGAAGTGAGCTTTGCCACGCTCGAAAACTGGGCCTCGCCTGCAACGGAGATTGGAGCCGTGTTGCGCCGCGTTGCGACTGACTTCGAAACGAACGGCATTCCCGCCGCCGCGATCTATTCCGATTGCGGGAAATTCATCGGCGAAGTGAAGATTTCCAAGGAGTCGGACGATGGCTAATAATTCTTCGCAGACATACAACCCGGAACGTCGCGTCAGGACGCAAAAGCTGGAATTGGAGCGCGATGACATCGCCTTGATCGCTTCCGCGCTTGAGAAGTTGGGGACACCAAACGCTATTCTCCTAGCCGATATGGTTGCCGACAGCACGTCTATCGTGATGAAAAGGCGGACCGTGCGATGAACAAGCTTACGCCGGTTGATCCTGAAGCCGTTGTGAAATGGGCGGACAACAAAGCCATGCTCGAAGCTTTCGGCGCAACCGATATCCGGCAAGGCAGTCGAATGGTTCTTGCTTCCGGAGACGCGGAAGACTCGTGGGAAGATTATTACGAAGTCCCGTTTACCGTGCTCGACAAGCTCCGCGCCGCGCTCGCCTGAAACCCCCTATCCCCTGAAAGGTCAAAACCATGTCTATCGAAGCTCTTAAAATCCAGATCGCCGCGCAACCCGCCAAGGTCACGCTCATTGCCGCAAACCGGGAACAAGGGCGCCGATACGTTTTCGGCGACCACTCAAACACGGCTCACGTCTGGGCTCAGAATGAAATTATCGAAGGTCGTTCAAGCGACGATCGCATGAGCTTTGCCAATGGCACGCTCTATAGCTATGGCACACATTTCGCCCTGGGAACCATTGTCGAGACGACGGAAGGGCGCGTTTATCTGCTCAATTCGAACGGCTATTCCACGTCCACCGGCAAGCACAAAAGCCACGCGCGCCATGCCGTCCACGGGCGTACGTTGTCGGTTCCCGATCTGACTTCGATCACCATGCCGTTGCATCGGCTTTCCCATGACATCACAACGGAAGTTGCTGACCGGTTCAAGGCTCAGATTGACGCTTTCACGGTCAAACACATTCTCAGTCTGAACCCTGAAACTGCCGTATTTTTCGCCGCGATTACCGGCAAAACGCGCTCCGTTGTGAAGTGGTATCGAGACGCGGAGACGGCGCAAGCCAAGGCAGCGGCGCTAGGCAAGAAGAACGCGGCAGAACAACTCTTGAGAGAGGCGCGCAACGCAGCGACCATTTCCGATACCCAACTTGCCGAACATGTCGCGCGACAGCTCGAAAACCCGTTGTGGCTGAAAAGTCGTCGCGAAGACGTTGCCGACGTCATGAAGCGCATTGCACTCGAATATCATCGCTACAAGCGCAACGGCAAAACCCTGCCTAAGAAGCTTCAAGCCGTGCTCGCCGCGCGTCACAAAAAGCTGAAAGAGGATGCAGCTCACTATGTCGAGCGCGCCGCCCGTCATCGCGCCTTGCATGCTTTCCGGAACAACAAATTGGCCTTGCGCGCCGTGATCGACAAGGCCCACGGAACCGATTTTGTGGGCCTGGAAAAGCACAATTTGCAGCGGGCGATTTCAGCGCTCCGCGACATGGATGGAATCCGTTTTATTCGCGGCGAACTGCTCACTAAGCTTGTCCAGATCGGGCGGGAATTCGCGGAAGAACTAGACGCGCGGATCCGCGAAGAAAACCGCGTGCGGATGGAAAAAGAACGCACACAACGCGAGCGTTGGTTAGCCGGTAGCACGGACTCTGATTTGCGCTACGTTCGCCTTGCCGATGAAAAGGGCAACGCGCTTGTGCGCGTTCGCGGCGATAATCTGGAAACATCCCAGGGCGCAACCGTGCCACTGAAAGACGCGATCAAGGTCTTTCGTTTCGTCAAGCTTTGCCATGACACGGGCAAAAGCTGGAAGCGCAACGGAGCGACGCTCCGCGTGGGCCACTTCCAGGTGGATCTTATCGAGCCCAATGGGGACTTTACGGCCGGTTGCCACAAGTTTTCGTGGAACGAATGCGCGCGACTCGCGGGCGAACTGGACCTGTTGAACATTGAACCCGCCGACACGACGGCACACGCCTAAACCTTCCCAGGAAGTTTAGCCAAACGGCTAACTATTGCGAATTGGAGCGCAAGAAAATGACCGTGATTTATTTGAATTGGAAAGGCCCGCAAGGACGCGAGACGGTTGACGAATTAGACCGTGCGGACTTTGCCAGCGCCCGCGATATGCGTCGCGAAGTCTCCCGCCTGATTTCGGAATACGCAATGGCCGGTATGGGCGGCGTTTATAGCTCTTGCCGCAAATGCCAGAATTGGAGCGCATGAAATGACTAGCGTCGCCTATCAAACTCGCCTTTTCGGCGCGGACTCCACAAAGGTCATGAGCGGTAGCTTTGGCGGCCCGCTCAATATCGACACTGCAAACCGGCTCATTTCAAACCACGGCTATTCCGCGATAGTTAAGCCATCTGGGACACTGACGCTTGTCGATAAGGCAGGGCGCGAAGTGTGGCTCTATTTCCGCGTGGACCCGGCGCAAACCGTTGTCGGAAACACGGCAAGGCTTGCCGATAATGAGTTGCGGCGCAAAGCGGCTGAAATCGAAAACCGCAAACGCGAGGAAGTCGAAAGCCTACTGGACTCCATGTCGGCGGATGAGGCGCTTAGGCGTCTAACCGGCAATGTGTGATGCAAGGCAAGCGCCACGGGCAACCGTTGGCGCTTTCCCGGCCTCATGCCGATATCAACGGGATTTTGGAGCAAGCCCTATGACAACGAATATCGAATTTCCTATCATCAAAGGGAAAATCCGCGACGGGATGCAGATCGAAGCGACGCACGATGGAATCCGTTTTATCGCGACCATTGTTCACGACACTGACGCGGGCGCGCCGGATAAGGAGATTGACGGTTTTTGGCCGTCCAAAGATCCGAAAGACAACGGCTATATAGGGGAAGAACCGACGGTCCCCTTCGAAAAACAGGCGGACGACGCGCGCAAGGTAATGAATTCATACAAGCGCGGCGGCATGGTTTGGGCGGGGGTTTGCGTCCAAGCATTTACAGGGCGCAAGGGCGACATAGAACTGACCGGGCAATACGACTACGCCCTATGGTGCATTGATACGAATTGGCCGGGTTCCGATAATGCTTATCTTTCGAATGTCGCTAGCGATCTAGCCTCCGAATGTTTGGCCGCCGCTGTCGCTCGCCGCGAAGAAATCCACGCGGGTTTTGAAGGCGGCAAAGCATGACCTGCTATCGCACGGACCTCTTTGCAGGAAAGACCTGCATTTTTTCCAGGGAAGCTAATGCCGGGTCGCGGATGCATTCCGTCCGGCGCGCCATTGAAGAATACCGCAAGGCGCAACCATACAAGGCGAACGACGTCACAAGCGCCATGGTCAATAGTTCCTGGGACAATACCGAGTCCCGTTTCGTGATCGTCATAGGCGCGCGCGGAGGGCGCAAAGTCGTCTTCGAGTCCCAGGCCTAACGCGAGACAAGGAAAGCGCCACGGGCAACCGGCGGCGCTTTTCCGGTTTAACGTAAGGAGCAAAAACCGATGTTTGATAAGCTTGAACTAGTCGCGCCGTCCTATTGGGCCTCGCATTTTGTCAACGGGGATAGTTCGGGCCTGGATAGCGACGACGTTGTCCAGGTGAACGCATTCCGTAAGCGGCAAGGCGTCATGTCGGCTTCTTGCGTCTCGTGCGAAGACGCGGGGTTCCGCAAGATGCATGACGCTTGGCAGGAATACCCGTGGCAAGCCGATTGTCAGACCTATCTTTTCCTAATCGAGCGCAAGGCATGAAGAAACACGAGCATGATGAAATCGGGCTCGATATCGCCAATTGGCTTCTCCAATTCCATGTGGCACGGCTCGCAATGATCGGCTGTATAGGCGTCACAGTCTGGCAGTATCTAGCAAACGGCTTACCAGGAGCGATATTCGGGGGCGGCCTGATATGGGCTTGCCGCATGGCTATGCCGCGAACGTCAGAACGTTTCGACAAATACACGGGTCGCGACAAGGAATAGAAATCGAAAGCCCGGATCGCCTTCCGGGCTTTTCACTACCAGGGCAATGTAACTTTATAACGTAACGTAATGTTATAACGTGACGCGAGCGGGAAAGATTTTCGCGCGGGGAAATTTTCGTTCCCCTCGACCAGGAAACTTTTTGCGCGCATAATCGTTTATTGCCTGGACAGGGATCGGCCGTTTTTTGGGCTTCCCCCTAAAAAGCTCGCCGGTTCCCGATTTTGAACGGCCGTCGCCCTGGCAACCTCGCCGGTTCCCGTTTTCGAAAAGCGCCGGCCAGAATTGAGTACACAGACAGACGCTGTGAATGCTCATGAGAGGGGCACCAGATGGCATTGCCAGCAGATCACACACGCGGTAATCCGAGCGGCAAGGCGAATTTGAGGCGCGAGTCGCTTGCGCCGCTATTCGAACGGAGGATGCCTATGCATCGCGTCATCGCCCTGGTCGCTGCACCAGTTCTTGCCACCATGACCTTCGGCCTGATATCCACCTATTCCAGCCCGAGCGAACTCTGGGCTTCCGTCCAACCGGTCGATCGCGAGCTTCGCGTCGTCAGCGCAGGGAATGATCATGTTGCTACCGTTGTCACAGATATCGCCGCCCAGCTCCCCGAGCCAGCTTCTCGGCGCACGACTGCCAACTCCGATTGCTTCGCCAACCTCGCTCTTGCCGATGGGAAGAAGCTCGATCGCTGCGCCAGGGTCGTCTATCAAGCCCTCATTGATGTTGAAAAAATGAACGTGGGCAGCGTCCAGCAGACCATGGATGCTCCGGACAAAACACGCATGGTCGAGCAGCTCAAGCTCGCCGCCACGGAAGTTTGCCGCAATGCCTGGGTGAACGATCGTGTGGATAACGCCCTGCCGGAAAACCCGGCGTGCGAAACTGCCCAGATCCAGGTTGCGCTCGACGCTCCTTGAGATTAATCCTTTCGCGTCAGGCGGGCGATCACGCATCGCACGTCCAGCGGCAATCGATAAACCAGTGAAGTTGCCAAAACGAAAATGGTCCAATCGATTGCCGCCCCTTTCCAAAATAGGAAATTGAGCGAATGAGATCGGATTTTTCAAAATCGCCAAACCTGAGCGGCTCCCTGCCGACAAGGCTCTCCGCATCCAAGCTCTCCCCCTTCTACGATCGCGAGGCCTGCCTGAAGGTGGACAAGGTCTTCTGCGACGAGGTCCATATTCCCAACTGCATCGCCTATGACATCACGGCCGGCTGGGCGCAGGAGAAGCGCGACGGCGTGTTCATGCCAAAGGTCTACGGGCAAATCCGTGTGACCGAACGTCAGCAGTCCGCAGCATGAGCGATGAGCGGCCCAGGCGCGCCACCATGCGGCTCGATACCGGGCCGGCGCACGCGATCGACATCATCGAATACGGGGTCTTCTGGATCTTCACCAGCATGGGCACCGTCCGCCGCTCGAACATGCGCTTCACCGCGCACCCGGCCACGCTCATCACGCAGGATCCCGTCAGCAAAATGTATTTCGAGCTGGATAAGATCCCCGGCGTCAACGATCACACGGTTCAATGACCAGGATCCCAGACGGACTCTGGCAGCGTGTGACCGATAACCGGGCTCTCCTGGACGCCTGCCCGCGCCATGAATTCCTGTCCTCGCCTGTCACCCTCGGCATGAAATGCAAATGCGTCATATGCGGCGGGGAGATCGGTCTGACGGGCATCGCCGACTACATCCGAGGATACGAGGCGGCCGGCAAAAGCGCCGACGACATTTGGCCGGGGTGGCATGGGCGATAGAGAGATCCTCGTCGTCTGCCTTTTCGTGTGGCCGGCCATCTGCGCGCTTGCCGCCGCTCTCTACATCTGGCGAAACCGTCGATAGCAAAAAGCCCCGCACTGATCAGGTGCAGGGCCTTAAGGCGTCCGTGTGTTGCTCCTCGTGAGAGCTGCATGCCTCCGACTGGCGCTGCCCCAGGGGGCAGACGGGGATCGAACCCGCCATGCTGCCGTTCCCGTCCAACCGCCCCATGCATTGGGTGGCGGATGACCCTCGATCGACGCTACATTTCTGCATGAGAGAGTCGCTCCCTTCCATGCTAGGATCGACCTCTATAAAAAGCAAAAACCCTCGCTCCAGGTCAAAGGCGCGAGGGTTTCCGGGTACGGAAGCAGATACTCTTACCCGAGCGGCAGCTTCTATAAAAAGGAAACGGCCCAGGTTGGAGCCCTGAGCCGTTATCCCCGAAAGGTCATTCTTGTCACAGATTGCGGCTGCAACGAGAATGGATATAGGCGTGTGGAAAGCTGTTTGCAAGCCCAATTATCAGTTGACACCCAACTATCTGTTGCCTAGAACCGGAGCTGCATCCAACGACATTCGAAAGGCTCTAGTCGAATGAGTATGAACGACTTCCAGCGCGCCTATAAAGCCGCGCAAAAGGACAAGGCCTGGGCTCTCGCCCGCCGTATCGACGCCGAGCGTCGCATGGTCTCCTGTCTCATCAAAGCCTGTATAGCGCGCGGACTCCAGGTTTCGATCAACGACGGCGAGGAAACCGTCGTTACGCGCTCGCAGCGCTATCACCACATCCTCAAAGCGATGTATTCGACAGAGGAGGACGTGCTGTCCGTCCACCTCCCCGACGAAATTGGCGCGTGCGGCTGGTTCCGGCTCATCTACGGCAATGACGGTTACGACGTGATCGCCGACCATTCCGACAATCCTCTAGCACTTGAGATCTGGGACAACGCCTTGAAGCCCCTCTCCGACCGTCTCGAAAGGAAACTCGCATGACCAAGACAGCCTGGGCCGTTGCCGACCAACAAATGACCCGTGTCGATGAAATGCCGCGCGGTTTTACCGGGCAGATGACGGTTCGCCGCTTTGCGCTGGAGGTTTTGCCGCGAGCCGGCGAGCTGCTCAACAAAGAACGTGTGACGCATATCGAGATCGATGACACGGGCTGGATCCGGTATCGTGTGGAGACGGATGACGGCGAATGGCCGCAACCGCCGATATCTGTGCTCGATTGGGCCGTCCAGCGCTGGAATGAGCAGGTCCAGAACCGGCCATTGCGCAATGTCCATCGTCGCACTCTTGACGATGTTTGGCGGCAGGTCATCCGTGCGTTCGGCGGCGATCCGGACAAGCTCGTCGGCCCTTCGCATGACACGCTCAAGGCCATGGCCGAGGGAAGCGAACCCCACGATCCGTCGATCCTGGTGACGCGCTCGCTGCTCCAGGCAGCAATCAACGAGATCCGCGCGTGGAAGGTCGAGAAGGGTGGCGACGATCAGGTGTTCTTGAACCTGCAAGCCGCGCTCGACGCGCATGAGAACCTCGCATGAGAACGATCTTCAAATACCCTGTCGAACTCGCGCACGCTTTCCAGCTCGAACTTCCGCGCGGCGCGAAGTTCATCAACCTGGGCCAGGACACGAGGTATTCGGAAAAGATCTCTCTCTGGTTCGAAGTCGATACTGAAGAGCAGGACCGTACCACGCGCACGTTCTACATCGTCGGGACAGGCCAGCCTATCCCCGCTGCCGCCACGCAGCATATCGGCTCGGTTATCATGTTGCCGTTCGTCTGGCACATCTACGAGGAGATGTTCTGATGCCGACTCCCGTGGCCAAAAACCTGAGTGACGCCGAACGATACCGCATTCGCGAGGACGCCAAGCTGACGCCGGCCGAAGAGCCGCGTTATGACTTCTGGTTGTTCTGGGTTGAAAATTCGCCATTTCGAAAAGAGAGAACCGATGACCGATCGACCGTACCCAATCCTGTTCACCGACGAGGAACGTAAGTCGATCCTGGCTGATGTCGAGATCCTCTGGGCCGAGCTTCAGGGCAACGAGCTGGGGGGATTTTCCGATATCAACAGACCGTTTTACATTCTCCACGCCATGAAAAGGGCGATCGAGAAATACGGCTATCGAGATGTCGGTCTGACGTGGTCCAAGCGCCAGCTTGAAGCCGAGACCAGCACGCTCGTCGGCCCGCTAACGCCGGCCGAGGAAGCCCAGATCGCGCATTGCCAGCTCTCGTGGATCGAGGAAGGCGGCGAGACCCACCCGCGACGCATCGCCTCGATACGCGGCGCGCTGAACCGGATGGCGAAAATGGAAGAGCCCCCACCCGTTTCACATGTGATGGCGGCCGACGTCTGCCGTGCTTCCGATGACGCTGAAGCCGACATGCTTCGCAGCGCGTTAGCGGCCGCCGTCGAAACGATTCAAGATTACCTGGCCTACACGCATGACGGCGATCCTTGGAAGGAGGATAGCCGCGCCATGGGGGAGATGGACATCAACGACTACGCCCGTGACGGGAGGCTGGAATACGCCTTGAGCTTGCTCAAGGCAGTACCATCACCCCAGGCAAGGGTGGAACCCCCACTCCCGGCCGGCTTCAATCGAGAAGAGATCGAGGAAATGCTGTCCATTGTCGAGATGGAACCGCAGACCGTGGACGGTGGCGGCGAGTGGGGGCCGCAAGAAAGCACCGACGGCTGGTACACCCGTCTTCTGCGCGCGATCCTGGGGAAGGCCGATGGTGGATAAACCCGAGCAGCCGAAAGCACAGACGCTCAACCGGAAAAAACCCGGCCGGATCTACGCTGTTGCCGTTTGTTGGGATCCCAATGAAGGCATATTTTCTGCTGCTGGCGAATGGCTCATTGATTGCTGGGAAGCGGATATCGGCCCGGTCTGTTTTCGGTCGCCGCAAGCTTTCAACAGTCGCAAAGAGGCCGAAGAATGGGGTCGTGAAAACGATCCGGAAGAGAGCTTGCAGGAGTGGATAGAAGACGATGAAACCTGAGCCCGCTCACCCGGTCAAAAAACTGGTCGCGATCTCGACTGAAATGGCCGAGACGATCTCGATCTATCGCCACCAGCATCGTTTTTCGACTGAGACCGAAGCTATCCGGCATCTCATCCAAAAAGGCTTGGAAGCCAGCCTGGATCCTGCCGCATCATGTCAAACTTAGCCGAATGGCTAACTAATAGGAGAAACGAATGGCGAAAGTAACGATATCGATTGAGCCGGCCATTAGGGTCTGGACCGACGAAATGATCGCGAACATGAACGCCCTGGCCGAGACCATCCGGGAGGCCGTGCGCAAGGTTCTCGACAAGCCCGAGATCACCGACACGAAAATTCCGCCTCTGCCGCCGCGTGAAAAGCTCAATTTCATCCAGCTCGGCGACCGCTGGCCACATTTTGCGGCAGTGCGCAACCGCGACATTCTGCGCAACCTCGCCCGACGAGCTGCCCGGATAGCCCCGGAGCGTGTGATCAAATCGACAGAATACCTCGACCGGTTCCGAAGCATTTGGAGATCCGCGCGCGAATTGGAAGGCCCAGAACTCGGCATGTTCAAAGCGCTGTTTGAGCAGATCAATACCGAATGCAAGCTACAGAAAATCACACTGGCCCACCCGAGCCAGTATCGCTATGTCCTCGATCGTATCGACCAGCACATCCTCGACCGGCTGACGCTGATTGAACGGATTGAAACTGCGGATGCGGCGCTCGCCGAGGAGAAGGCCAAAGAGCAGGAGCACCAGGAAAAGATCTCTTCCGGCGAGGTCTGGCGCTTCCCGGAGAGCGCGACCCACGGCCTGTTGCATCTCTACGGCGGTCGTACCGGGCAGCTAATGACAAACATTTTCTATAGGCTTTTTGGCATAGGAGGCGAGCGTTTAGTTCATCGCAAACTTGTCGAACGTGATGGCGATTTCATGCGGCTCACAAAGGCCGGCTTTGTCTTTGTCGAGCGCTTAAATGAATGCATTGTCGAACCTGGGGACAAGTACGCCTGCTGGGACGGCATGGAATTCATTGTCCACGGTAAAAAGTTTAACCCGGCGTGGCACCTCTCGCTGGATACCGACGCGCCTCGCCGCGTTGAACTCGATCGCGCTACAGCACGGGTACTTGAAACCCCACTTTCGGGGGCCGAATACGAAATCCGGGTTAAGGAATGGCTCAAGGCCGTAACCGCGCCGCCCGAACGCAAGGTCTCCATGGATCCGGTTCTCGGCATGGGCTATCAGGTCAAAGGCCCCTCGGCCAAGATCCTCTTCGGCCCGAGCGGTCTTTATTCCGGCGACAAGTTTCTCGGCAATGTTCCTCAATTCACCCTCGAAACAGTTAGCGACGAACTGCCGGTGGATCCCTACAAAGCGTTCGCGGAAGGCGTGAAAATGGATACCGCAGAACGAGACCCGCTCACCCTCGATAGCTTTGCAGCGACGACGAAGAAGATCTGCGAGCGCATGTGCAAACACACCGTGGAAGCGCATGTCGAGGCTCGAAAAGCGATCAACGAATTGGTAGAAATGGCTGAGCAAGACGGCCTGTCGCCCTCTATCGCTCTCGCGATCATCTCTTCCGAGGTGGAAACGTCCATCGCCCGCGCCACGAAACAGATCGCCGAATTCAACCTATCCTCGGCCAAGAAAGACTAGAGCCCTTTCTAGCCGATGAGAAGGCGGCCGGCTTTACCCACCCCTGGCCCAGATAAGCCGGCCGCCAATACCCCGAAAGGACAAACAGATGTCGCACTATGGAATTGGACTTGTAATCTTCCCGACGAGCTGGAGAGCTGGCGTCGTCAGAAGCAAGCCGGGAAAATGGGTTTTCGCTTTCGGCCCCTTCCGGATCACTGCGCACAAAGTGGAAGCTCAGCCATGACCTGCAACTGCATGGAAAAATTCAATGGTCTCCTGGCTGAGCGCAACACGCGGATCCAGATGCTGATCACCCTCGATAAGGACGGCCTGGGCTCGACGCCCTATATCGGAACCGAGCAGATCGAGAAGGGCCGGGGTAAAATGAAGGCCGTCGCTGTCCAGGCGTCGCATTGCCCGTTCTGCGGCAAGCGCTACGAGGAAGAAGCTGCGCTCAAACCGGAACCCGGCCACGATCCCTTTTGCGCTTGCTGCGGTCGGGCTAAAGCACGCGATGAGCAGTCCGCGAAGACCCCTGGTTTCTGCCGCAAGTATTTCGACCAGGATGATCCGGCCGCCGAAACAGACTGCAAGGAATTCACGATCGTCCAGCATGGCGACAAACGGCCGAATTACGCGCGATGAACAAACCTGAAAAGTCTCTCGCCATCCAAGTCCTCAAGGACATCCGCGACAAGAAACAGATCCCGGCCACTCGTGACGTGATCTCCTGCATCGGCTGGCTTTCGCAATATAGCATGATCCGCATATGCACCGACAAGCCGGGGCTCGAACTCATGGATCGCGGCTTGTCGGCGATCGAAGTCTGGGAGGAAAGTTGAATGGCAGTCCGGTATCGCGTGGTCTCCAGGCCGGCGCATTTCGTCGTCGGCGACAACGGCACGGAAATCGGCCCCATCTACGATCGCGGAGCAGCCGTTGCCGCCGCCAGGGACGCCACACAGCGCGCTTTGAATGAAGAGCGGTATCAAGAGGCCATTCGCTTACTCTCGATCATTACCGAAGTGGATCTGAAGAAGGAGGGCTTTTGATGCGCCATATGAGTGATGAAGACCGGAAGATCTCTAAGCTCGCCGTGGGGAATGAGCTTCGCCTGAACGTCCTGGAAGCGCGGCGTGAACGCCGGAAAGAACGCTCACGCCGCGTCGAATGCACGGTCTGCCTGGAGACGACATACAGCTTCCGCGACAAGGCCGACATATGCGAGAACTGCCTCGCCGATCTCTGGAGCGCCCAGGACGTCAGCCGCGCCACCACTGCTACCGGGCAAGGTGAAGGTATGGTCGCGGTAAAATTCAGCCGGCGATCGCACGACTTCCCTTTCCCGCACATGCGAACCGGTCATCGCCGAATTCCCGAGGGCGCGATATTTTCTATCGAGAAGGACTCCAGCCCTGAACGCACGTTCATGGCGCTCATGAACAAGCTGTTGACGGGTCTTGCCGAGGCGTTTCCGCTTCATCCCGAAAGCAAGCGCTCGGCAATGCCGTTGCTCGGGACGAACTACGACGCCGATCTGCACGCGCTGCTGCCGAAGAAGACCGTCGCGGCCATCATGGAGCTTTATTCCTTCACGCCCTGGCTCTCGTACGAGTCGTTTGATGAAGGTCTGACACAAGGCCGCAATCTGCTTGGCCAGATCAACCTCGGCCAGATCACCGTGGACGATTTCAACGAGCAGATCCGCAAGCAAACTGCCGATCTAAAACGGGCGCGCGAAAAGGCCGAAGCGGGAGAGAAGCAATGATCCTGGCACGGCTCCCTTATCGTAATCGCTGGGTCGGCGGGCGCGAACCGGCCCACCAGCAAGGCGGCGAGAGCATCCACAATTTCTGGGGCGTCCATCAACCGTTCGTCCAGCTCACCTTGACCTGGGAAACCGATTTCTCGCTGCGTTGGGGGCCAATTTGGATCGAAGCGTCTGTTTGGATCTGTCTCGCCGTCTTGGCCGCCGCGTTGTTCTTTTTTACGAGGATGCTATGACCGACAAGCCGCTGAGCGAGACTTCCGAGTATATCCTGCGCGACCTGAAATCCACCGTGGACAAAATTCGCACGAGGAAATCCCGGATCGCTGTTTTGCAGTCCGAAATCACCTATCTGGAGACCCTGTCCTATGCGCTGCGCGAAAAGCTTCGGGGCGCACGGTTCGAGGAACGGAAAAATCTCGGAAAAATTTTGCCGACGAAATAAGCCAACTTTTCAAATCCATTTCCAAACGTTTGGGAATTGACACCCAACAGTGAGTTGGGTTATCGCTTGATTGACAACTGAAAGGGTCATCTCATGAACAACGTACCTATCCGCGCCGTCGTCTCCTACGAGACCGCTGACGGCCAGCACTTCACCGATCTACAGGAAGCCAAGACGCACACGCGCGCCGGCCTCCATCTCGCCATCTACAAGGCCGCGATCAAGACCGACGAGAAGTTCGCGCACCTGGACAAAGAGCTGCTGGTCGATTTTCTCATGTCCTTCGACCGCCAGATTGCCACCGTCGCCGCCGACCAGATGAAGCCGGTCGCGCTCCCTGAGAAGATCATTCGAGGTCATGCGCTCGCCAACGGTTTCGAGCTGGCCGAACGCCCGACCGCGCAGCCGATCGCCATGCCCAAAGCGGATCCGATCAAGTCGGCGATCAACGAAGAGCCGAAGACGATGGCCGATGTCGAGCGCGAGCTGGACGAGGAAACTGAACGCGGCTTGCAGAACCTGCACGTAGGCTGAGCCCATGACGATCCGCTTGACCCCGTCGCAAGTCGAATGCCTTCGCCTGATCAAGCGCGGGGTCAAGTCCTCGCCGCCCCTGATCCATAAGATCGTCCAGGCCCTGATCAACAAGGGCTATGTCAACGAAAACCGGCTGAACGGTCGCGTCATCTACATCGTCACCGAAAAAGGCCAAGCGTTCTTATGATCCCGCGTCTCATCCAGCGTTGCTTTCCAACCACCTTCAAGCGCGTGCAGCTCTGGTGGATCCCGCGCTTCGAAAAGCTGATCGAGCTTTACGTCAACCGCGTCTGTCGGACGATCTTCATTCCGGTCGACAAAGTCTGGCGGCCCGTGTGGCTGAATTCGGTGACGCACAGCTTCGATCCGGACGGCCTGCATTTCTATCTCCTTTGCCGGGAAAGCCCCTTCCCACCTGAAATGGCCGGCTCGAAAATGCAGCGCGTCCATAGGCTGGCCTGGGACCGGGTCGAGCGCGAGGATGGCCGCTGGGTCTATCGCAAATACAAGGAGCCCGCCCTATGAGCGGCGTTAAAATCTACCCGACGTCTTTCATTCTGCCAGGCACTGTCATCGTGGTCTGGGGAACGAAAGTCATCTATGAAGGCCCCGCGCGAGGCGACTGGCCGAAGTTCGCCATCGCTCCAGGCACCCTCACCCTCATGCATTTCACGGACAAGCGGATCCTCGATCAACAGGTCCAGAACGCTCCAGGAGTAACCAATGTCCTCCAGTAAAATCATCACTCCCGGCAAGAAGAACGAGCGGAACGACTGGCTGCAAAAGCTGTTGCGTCCCGACGGCCGACCGGAAGTCTACGACCTACCCCCGGTGGAATTCCCCGTCGGCGAGGGCTATGAGTGTTTCGTCTGCGAGTCCCAGGGCCAGGGCAACAAGCGTTACAAGGCGCTGGAAGCTTTCGCCACGAGCCCCGCACACACGCCGGGTAACAAGATGGCGACGGTCTGCATGGCCCATCTACCGGACAACGCCGTCATCTACGATCCAACCGCTGATCTCTGCCGCGACAAGACCGGGCAGAACACATGGAGAGAAGAGTAATGCTGGTAGATCTATTCACCAACCAGAACGGGAACCCGGCCGGCTATGTCCAGACGATTTCCCTGCCGCCGTTCATGCCTGGGCTCGAACCGGAAGTCGTCGTCTGGGGAAGCCGCACCTTCAAGAAGCATTCGGTGATGAGCGCGATCAATCCTTCGAACCGTTGCTATATCGAATGCTTCTCCTATTGGGTCGCGGCGTGATCGTCATTCGGATCGAGCTGCACTCTGCCATCACGCGCAAGGTTACGACCCTGGGCGTGATGCACATCGCGAACGACGGGACCGGCACAGACGAGACCCGCAACTACAACGGAACCGTTTTCCGCAAGCCGGATTTCGTCTTCGAGAACAAGCGGGGCCGCGTCGAGGGGCACCGCGCCAAGGATGAAGTGATCTGGGTTCTGCTGGCAAAGATGCTGCACAGCCTGGGCTATATGAAGGGGCTCCGCAAACGTGACCAATGAAGTCAAGACTTTCGATCTGATGATGAGCTGGTTCATCGACTGTATCCCGGAAAACAGGCCGGCCTTTCGCCAGAACATGGAAGAAACGCGCTTGCAGTTCAACCGCAAGCACCTCGTGGCGCAGTTCGTGCCGCCGACTGGCGACCAGCCTGGGCGCTTCTTCGAGCGCGCCCGCAAGGAATTGCCGAAGAGCGACGAGCCGCACTGGAGGATACCGCATCCAGATCCAGCGGATCCCACTGGCGCCGGCTACTGGACCGACACAGGTCTCGGCATGGTACGCAAGGTCAATTGGGATGGCTTTGTCGCCGCATGCAAAGCGCGCGATGACGCAATCGTGGACAATTTCGCGGTCGATCGCTTCGCCAAGATGATGAAGGACAAGCTCGGCCTGAAGCGCGGCCAGGGTTACGGCGGCTGGTGGGACTCGGCCGAGGTCAGTGAAGAGCAGCTCGCGTCCATGTTGGCCGAGCACGTCGTCAAAGGCGACATGATCGACGTCATGAACCTTGCGATGATGATCTACATGCGCGCGGAATTCGGACGCATCTTCGGCCCCGATAGCCAGAAGGCGCAAGACGCCGCACCGAAAGACTGATCATGGAACTTGCGGGAAGAACCGTAAGCGATAGGCGCGCGCTGGCTTTCCGGCTCCGGGAGGTGTTCACGCACTTCGGGCTCCCGATAGCCGTAACCCTTGAGGATATTGAGCGGACCGCTCAAGGGTGGAACGCCAGCGCGGCCTTCATGCCGGCCGATCGGAGGATCAAACCCTTCAAGGTCCACATGCAATCCGAAGACACGATAGCTGCGTGCGCTCGCGGTTTGACCTTCCAGTTTCACCGCATCGATCGCCTGTTGATAGCCGCCAAGGCTGATTGACCGCCAACTGTTTGTTGGGTAGCGTCGCCGGATCATTTCATTGCGAGGTATCATGCGCGTCCAACCAAGCCGGCTCTCTCCGGAAGAAGCCAAGCTCGAATTCCGGATGCAGGAGTGGCGGCGTCTCGCGCTCCTGGGACAGCCGACCGCGAACCCAGACTACGTTCGCACCGTGTCCGAGGAGATCATCCGCCGCGCGAAGATCATCTCCGAACAATCCCCCGTTCGTTTCCTGGACGTGGCGGTTTTCTTCTTGGAACGCACTGAGTCCTGGCTTATGCAGGGCTTGCCGATTACGTCGATAGGCCCACGGCTCCCCAAGAACGTCACCGAATTGGGTCTCATGAAGATGGCGGAAGGCAGCGCGCAGATCCCCGGTGGGGCGCTCACTGCCGAGGAGTTGAAAGCCGTCGCGAAATCGTCCCGCAAGATCATCAATTAGGACGACGACAATGACAGCTCTCTCGGTTCAGGTAGGCGGCAACCACTACAAGAATTCCGCCGTTCAGCCGATGCAATTCACAATGATCAACGGCTACGACTCCTGCGCCCATACGATCTTGAAATATGTCAGCCGCCACCGTTCGAAGGGCGGCAAGGCCGACCTGGAGAAGGCCGCGCACACCGTGGATCTCCGCGTTGAACTGGTCCAACCGATCTGGAAGCTCCGCGCCTTCAGCGTCATGAACGGAGCCCTGGTCGCACCGCTCGGCGTGCAGCTTGACGCCCTGGACGATCCCCGCATCTCCATCGAAACCTATTGCGAGGCGAACCGCTTGCCTCTCACCGAAACGCTCATTCTGAAGACGCTCGATAGCTGGGTCCGGTCGCAGGAAAACGACCAGACCAAATACGTTGTGCGGATCAAGAAGGCGATCACCCTCCTCATCAATGAAGCATACGGAGAAGCCGCATGACGACGACAATCCCGGCCGCGCCTGGGACAACGCTAATCGACGGGGACGGCATGCCTATCGCCGCCGTCGTGGGCTGGCAATACATCCAGAACAACATGGTCTTCCCGCTGTTCGCGACCGCCCGTTCCGGCGTCACCAGCAAGGAGGCGATACGCCATCCGGACGGCACGGTCACGCACCCGGCATCCGGCAAGCTGTTCGATGACGCCGACGGTTTCGCCGGCCACCTGATGCTCACGACCGAAGAGACGGACGCCGCCGAACCGGTAAAGGGCGCGGGGCCGGATCTCTCGCCGATCGTCTTCGGCGACAAGACCTTCAGCCAGAACGCATTCTATTACTGGCCGAACGCCAACGCGGTCTTCCAGATCAAGGGCGGCGCGGTCCAGCCGAATGACCCTCGCGTCAAGAAGGTCAAGCGCGACGAGTGGTACGCTTTCAAGCGAGAGGGTGCCTTCTCGATCGACCCGCATCTCGGGGTCATCCACGAGGAGGAACCGAAGACAGAAACCGCATCGCCTGCCGAAGACGATGACGACATGAGCGTGGTCTAATGGCGAAGAAGAAAGATCCTCACACATCCGCAGGCTCGAACGCGGGCGCAGAGCTCCGCCAGTTCGTTGAACGGATCGAGCGCCTGGAAGAAGAGAAGGCGACGATCGGCACGGACATCAAGGATGTCTATAGCGAGGCGAAGGGCCGGGGCTACGACAACAAGGTGATACGCCGCGTCATCCGCGATCGTAAGCAAGACGCTGAAGAGTTGCAGACGTTCGAGAACCTCGTTGACACCTACAAGGCGGCGCTCGGCATGCTCCCCGCCGAAGACGATACCGACGACGAAACTGACGGAGCCGTATGATGTGGACCGATCTCCCGCCTGACACCGCGACGGTCCTGCGCAATGCCAAGAAGAAGAAGCTGACAAGATCTCTCAACATCTTCTTCCGAGAGGACGGAGTCGTCCAGGTCTCGGCGCAGAACCCGACCAGCTCGACCTCCTATCACATCAACCACAACACGGACGCGGCGCTCGCCATCGCCTATGTCCTGGGGCCGCCGCCCGGTGGAAGCTGGGCCGAGTGGCTGGCCGACGATAAGCCGGCCCCAGAGGAGGACTACGGCGACGATTTGGATGTCGTATGAGCGGCAGCAATCGAAAGCTCAAGAAGGAGCTGGAGGCCTTCCTGGAGGCGACCGGCTTGCCGTGGCGAATTGAACGAGGCACCCGGCATGAGAAGGTCTTCCTTGCCGATAAAATGATCGGCGTGCGTTGCCCGCAAGGCGACCACGGCCGAGACAACCAGCAGCTAAAAAATGCTGCGAGGCAGCGGATAAGGGAATTACGTGCAGGGGAAAACGCAACTGATCCAGGACGGCCCGTTCAAGGGGTTCGGCTACAAAAAGTATCGGGTGATCGTCTGCGATCCGCCCTGGAAATACCTCACGCGCTCGGCCAAGGGCATGGGCCGGTCGCCCGATCGCCACTACAAAACCATGACGATCCCCGAGCTGAAGGCGCTCCCTGTCCAAGACCTCGCCGCTAAGGATTGCGTGCTATTCATGTGGATCATCGACAGCCATGTCGAGTTGGCCCTTGAAGTTGTGAAGGCCTGGGGCTTCAAATTCAAGACGGTCGGGTTCACCTGGGGCAAGCTCAACAAGGACGGCAAGACGTTCTTCCAGGGCACGGGCCACTGGACCAGGGCGAACGCGGAAATGGTTTACGAGACATACTTCGGCGAGACAGAGCAGGACGCGGAACGATGCTTCCTGAATACCGTCGGCCGGCCGAAGCGCATCGGCAAGGACGTGCCGCGTTTCATCGCCGCCAAGCGCCGCGAGCACAGCCGCAAGCCGGATGAGATCTTTCCGCTGATCGAGCGCCTTGTGGACGGTCCCTATTTCGAGATGTTCGGCCGGCAGCAGCACGGCGTCTGGTCTGTGCATGGTGACGAGAAGGACAAGTTTAACGATCCGCTCCTCTTCCCGGAGCTTATGGAGGTTGTATGAGCACGAGCGTTCTGTATTGGGCCGTCAACCGGCGCACGCATGACCATGTCCTGGCGCTGGGAAACCCGCGCCTCGTCTACCGCGTCGGCGTCAGACCGAACGGCGCTATTTCCTCCCTGCTGGGTATCTTCAACGCGGATCCCGGCGAGAGGCGGCAGTTCAATAGACCCCTGCCGAAACAGTTCGCCTATGCGCTGCGGATCCGTCCGAAAAAGACAGGTGGCATAGGGGATTGGAAAGATGAACATCGTCATTGACGTGACCGATTGCTACGGCCGGCTGAGCACGGACAAAGAGCGGCCATCCGATAGGCGCATGATCCTCATGTTCGCCATGGGCGAGTGGAGACGCCGTTGGCGCGCCGCCGAAGCGATCAACGATTACGATTTGATGGACCGCCTTAACCGGCAATACGATAGCATAGTAAGCCTCTGATGAGTGACAGCAGATCCAAGCTCGAAAAGTTTATCGGCATGCTCGGGAGCGAGCATGACGGCGAAGCTTTGAACGCTCTGCGGTTCATCCGGAAGATCGCCGCCGACGAGAAGAAGACGCTGGTCGAACTGCTGCTATCCGGCAAGACCGTCTATGTCGATCGCGTCGTCTTCAAGGAAGGCGCGCCGCCAAGAGGCGAACGGCGGGAGGATGTTTGGGAGGCCAAGGCCCGAGCCCAGGAAGCCCGTGCAAGGCAGCGCGAGGATGTCCGCAACGCTGAGCACGCCGCGCGAGAGAAGCGCCGCGCAGAGCAATATGCGGGCTCGTTTGACGATGCTGAAATGAACGACGCCGAGCGAGAGCAGGCACGCCGCAAGAAGCCGTTCCGAGGCGGCCGAGCGCTGTTGAACGAGCTGTCCTGGGCGCTGGATAACGACAACCGGGATCTCGACTCCTGGCAGATCGAATTCGCCCAGGACGTGCTCGCGAAATACCGGGAAGATTGGGAGCTGTCTGACTCCCAGACGCGACAGGCGAAGAAGGTTATCGCCACGGTGAGACGGGCGACAGAGGAGTCGCCAGTCTAGTAGATCTTGAAGAGGTTCGAATAGGTCGCGATCTTCTTGTCGGGCCAGCTCGGGCGACGCAAGACCCAGGATCCACGGAGCCGGTACGTGCCGCCAGGAAGCTCCAGGCATTTGTCGCCCATGAACCAGGACCACTTCACCTGATTGTTTGGGATGTAATCCTGGGGCTCGTATTCGCTGATCCCCGAGGCCGAGCATTCCGAAACAAACGAACCGGACGCATTGTCCTGCCGCTGCGCCTCGATCAACCAGAAGCCTCGAACCTCTTCCTTGATCGTCCGGTCATAGGTCATGGTGACATCCTCGCCCGAAGCGTGGTCCGGAACGAAGATGTCGGTGACAGAGAACCACGCGCTCGCGGGCACGCCGACCTTCCGCTGGTCCTGGATGTTCTGGATCAGATAGAGCGAGCAAGCCAGGATAGGCAGGGCGACGGCCAGCTCGATCATGCGATATTTAAACCAGCGCAAGACACCCATCCCTCTCATGGCTGCACCACATGCCGCAGGAACGCGACGATCGTATCCTTGGAAGTCCACCAGAAAAAGGCCAAGCCGCCGATCCAGTACATGACGTTCCGCGCCCCGGCGATCATCCCCGAGGTGGCGGTAACGCTTCCGAAAAACTTGATCGCGCTAAACGCCGTCGCCGTCTGATCCGGAGTCGTCCCGACAATGTGTCCGGTTTCTTCTAGCCGGCGCAGGTTGTCGTAGAGAGCCCGTTCTTCGGTCGAGAGCTTGGAACTATCGCCCCTACCCCAGAACATTTAAACCTACCTTCGGCCGTGCCGAATCGGAGTTACTACCTTGGCGACCATAAATTGACGGGTTGGGGCTTGCCGCACAATGGCTACATCTAGCGAGTACACACCAAAACAAGTTGCTGATACGCGCGTGCGCGTTACCGGTCAAGGGGCCTGCCGACCCCCAAATGTTCTCTGTACGTTTTTGTATGCGGCGACGGTATCCATGTGCCTGCCGCGCTCGCAAAGGCCCCAGACACGAGTGTCCACGAGGGCGTCTCCGTAATTCGCAGCCACACCAGGATCCCGGCAAGGCAGAGCCGTTGTCGCAGCGAGATCGGGGATCGGCGTGACGGTCGCGACGATGGCCGGCTTGTCATTTGAGCTGTTGCACCCGATGACGAACAGCGGGAGGGATAGGAGGATTGCCGTCCGGTGGAAGTGTCGCTTTGAGATCATCGGCTTCTTTCTGGGCCGCTGCACGGGCCGCTTCGGTTTGATCGGCCTTGTCCTGGTTCGTCTTGGCGAGAGCCTGGGCAGCATCGAGCTTGGTCTGTAGATCCTTTAGCTGTTGCTGATATACGTCGGCCTTGCACTCGGCCGCAGCACCGTCGGCCGCGTCGTTGCGTTGGACCTGGACGAAAACCAGGATAGCGAAAGCCGCGCCCAGGCCGAGCCCGAGCGGCGACTTGACGAACGTCCAGAGTCCAGTGAGGAACAAGGGCATTAGACGTCCTTCCCTTCACGGTGAGCCTGGACCTTCGCCTTGGTGATCCGGATCGCCTGCCACACCACGACCGCACCGATGCCGGCCGCCAGGAAGAGGAAGTTGTCCTGGAGGAATTTCACTACCGTCGCGGTAACATCGTGGACCCGCGAGAGCGTGGTGTTCACCTGATCGACGGTATCGAGCCCAGAGTTTACCGCTTGCAGACCGCCGCCGCCGATCGCGAGCGAGCCGACCCACTTGAGCTTATCGGCTATCGCGATCGTCTTGGACCCCTGCGCGCGCAGATCCGCCGCCGTCGCCTCGGTACGGGAGGTCGGAAGCTCCATCTCATCACCCACGGCCAGGGCCGCCAGGAAGTCCTTATCGGTGATGTCCTCGTCGGTGAGTGGTAGTCCGTTCTTGCGGCGGAACGCGAGAACCGCTGCTGCCGTTCGGTCGCCCCACTTGCCGTCGATCTGGCCGACCGGGTAGAGCTTCTTGGCGAGCAACTCCTGGACGTCACGAACCTCGGAATGCACGCGCCCGTCATAGAGACCCTGGCCCTTCACGTCGGGGCCTGCCGGTCCCAGGAATTGCTCGTCGTCATCACGACGGGCTTCCCGGATAGCCTCCTCCCAGAGCAACGCGAGATCCTTGATCTTGGTGACGCTGCTCTTGTCGCCGGGGTTCACGGTCTTCCGCGCGCCGAGATAGTCCACCTTTTTGTCGTTGATGAACGTCTCCAACGCCCACGGCGTGAAGTCCGCCTTGAGGGTGACACCTTTTGTCATGCCCTCGATCAGGACAAAGCACGAGATGTCGGGGTTCGTGATGAGCAGCGATGGATCCTTGTGGATATCGAATGCCTTGCCGAACGTCTCCATCACGGCGTCGCGGATCGGCCCGCTGTAGTTGTCCTCGTGGGTGAGCTGCACCATACCGCGACCGAAGTAACCCGTGCGCCAGTAAGGCGTCTTGACCCACTTCAGCTTGCCGGCCTTGAAGTCGCGTTCGAGGATCGCCATCGCGCTCTTGTCGGTGGATGCCAGGGTCTCGCGCACGGGGACCATCTTGTTGGCCGTCTCCCACTGCGCAGTCGCCAGGACATAGGCTAGGGCGTTGTCGGAGGGGTAGCCGAAGACTTTCCACTGGTTGACGATCAGCTCGATCGTGTTGCGCTGGGCGGGCGAAAGCGACTTCTTGAAATCGCTCTGGCCGATCGCCGCATATAGGGTTGTGAGGTTCATCTGGCCGCTCCGTTAACTATAAAACCTGCATAGCTCATTCGGGCGATTGCTTCCAGTCGCGGCTCCGAGTACACAGAAGTCAGGCAACAGTTAGTAGAGAGTTATCAACATGAATAATCGTGGGACGGCCGGATGCTGGGAATGCCGCGAGCCCGTGGGTGGCTCTGTGCGTTTCGTGAAAAGGTTCTGCTCCCACGCATGTGGCACGACCTGGAACAATCGCCGCAAGACGCGCGGGGCGGAAGCCTACGACATCGTCATGAGCATGCGCTTCGATCGACCGAACGCGAAGATGTTGAAAGCCTGGACGCTGCTGTGCCGCATGGCGTCGCAATGGAACCACGAGGACCAGGAAGCGGGCCGTCGCAGCTTCGGCACGCTGGCTGAAGTGATGGACAGGAACGTCCGCTATAACGTGGTACGAGGGCGCGTCAGTAAGTGATGACCGTCAGCTCTGCATCCGCCTGATCTTTAGTGCGAGCATAGAGGATTGCTCCGTCGGGCACGTTGCCGGCAGAGAAGCTCCTGGGCGCGTTTTCTCCGTTCGCGCCGGCAATGATGAGCCCGGTCACGTCCTCGTCGTCTGGAGCCACGTCATCAATGCGGACAATCATCGACATCGGGGCCTGCGGTTGAACGCAAACGAACGGGCCGTCTTTCGGCATGGCCGTCCAGGCGTCGTTGGTGATCGTGATCTTTGTGGTCTGTGCCATTAGCCCATCCTTATTTCGTCGGTTCCGAGATAGATCCCCCCGCCGACGCCGGGAGAGTCCGTGGCGAGATCCGGCTGGGATCCCGTGTGAATGACAGGCTGGTCGCCGACGCGCAAGAGCCCGACCACGCCGAAAGCCGGCAGCTCGATCTCGCCGACGATCGTCTGCATTTGCATGATCTCGCCGGTCACACCGAACGCAGGTAGCTCGACATCGCCATTGATGCTCATGAAGGACGAGATCTCGCCTTCGACGCCCAGACCAGGAAGCTCGACATTGCCACTGACGGCGATGAACTGGATGATCATGCCCTCGCCGCTGATCCCCGGCAGCTCCAGGTCGCCGATGATCTGGTTGACGACGAGGATCTCGCCGCTCGCGCCGAACGCGGGCAGCTCGACATTGCCGTTGATCTGGGTCGTGATGCCCGCGACGATGCGAGCCCGCACGGCCTGGAGCCGGGACTGGACGTCGGTGATGTTGACGGACTGCGCGATGATCTGCGCACGCACGGCCGGCAGGTTCGAGACGATCTTGACGGCGATCTGTGCCGCGCCGACGATCCGCGCCTGGACGGCTGGCAGCACCGAATGAACGTCTATCCCGTAGCCGGCCAAGCCGACGATCCTGGCGCGCACGGCGGGCAGCACGCTCTCGATCATAGCTAGGGCCGGCGTCGCGATATAACCGCTCGCGCGCACCGCAGGCAGACCGGACTTGATATCCGCAGCGATTGCCGCCGAGCCCGCGATGCTGGCGCGCACGGCAGGCAGGGCGCTTTCAATGTTGACGGCGATCGGAGTCGCGGCGACGAGGCGGGCGCGCACGGCAGGCAGCAGCGAGTTGCCGGTCAAGCCGTGGGGCTGCTGCGCGACGATGCGCGCGCGAACAGCGGGCAAACCGGACTTGATGATCGAGACGACGTCGCCGAGGATCTTGGCGCGCACGGCGGGCAGACCGGACTTCATCTCGATCTGGTTGCCGTCCGTCCGGATGCGGGCGCGCACGGCCGGCGCACGGGATTTGATGAGCGCGAACTGGCCGCTGTTCAGGGCGTTGACTGCGATGTCGCTCGGCCGCAGCTCGATAATGCCCGACTTCAGGCCGACGGATTGCGTCTGGTATTCGGGGTCGGACAGGTCGATATAGCCGGTCGATCGGAAACCCGGCCAGACGGACGCGCCGTTGACCTGGACGTTCCCGCTGACGGAAAAGTAATCCACCCAACCGAGCAGCGGCAGGTTGACCACGGCGACGCCGAGCTGGCCGACGGTCCAGCGGGAGAACGGGAAGTTGTTTGCCGTGTCGAAGGTGGCGAACTGCGTGCCGTTGTTCTTGGCCACGAAATGCGTGCCGGTTCGCGTCAGGAGCAGGTTGTTCCAGCCTGGGACCGGGCCGCCAGTCTGCGCGAAGCCAGTCGAGCCGAGGTAAAAGACGAACGTGTTGTTGTAGACCTCGATAATGAACTGGCCATCAACGTTGCCGCCCGGATCCCCCGACGCGCCGCCGCGATTGGCGAGGACGATCTGCTCGTTGACAGTGTCCTCCAGATAGAAAATCACATTGACTTCGAAGTCTTGCGTGCCGGCGATCAGGTCGTTATCCGCGACGCTCAAACCGCCCAGGTTCGGGCGGCTGTCCATGGAATAGCCGCCAGACGTCAAGGAGTTCTGGATGAAATTCGGCATGCCGCCGAAGCCAGGAATGGGCAACCACTCGCGGCCCTGCTGGTCGTAGTTGCGCGGGATCGTGTCGAAGTTGATCGTTGCGTTAAAGCCGCCAGCCACGGATCTTCTCCTTACGAACCGGTCGGAACGCGGAAGGTCAAAGCGACAGGCGTCATGGTCTTGCCGGCCGGCAGGGCCAGCAGAGACAGCTTCAGATCGCCCGAGCCCGAGGCCGCCGTGACATCGCCGTCATAGACCACGTTGCCCGCGCTGTCGAAGGTGCGGAACCACGTCGCTGTGCCGGCATTGGTGACGGTGAAGTTCGGCGCGGCGTTCATCGTGGCGATGGCAACCTGTCCGGACATGGCCGCGTCACCGAAAGCCGGCTTGGCGAATGTCATGGTCGCCAGCGCGGTCGTTCCTGGGGCCGTGTCAGAATTGACGGCGCGCGTGCCGCCATAGATCTTCAGCGTGCCGGATCCACTGCCGGCGTCGAGCTTGTCAACCTCGCGATTGCAAACGGCGAGAGCTTCGGCGGAAGGAACGCTTGTCGTCACGATGGCCCCCTATGCAAGGAAGCGTGCCAGATTTCCGGCCGCGCCTTCGATGCTGATTGTTTTGGTCGAGTCGATCGTCACGTTCGAGCTGTAGCCGACGAACATGAGAGGCATCGAATTGGTTGCGTCATAGAAGACCAGACCGTTCAACGTAAGGGTCGGCGAGGTAATTATCTGTGTGACGTTGTCGAATTTGATCTTGACCGTCCCGGCGACGGATGCGTCGTAGCTGACGCCGGTAAGGACTTTGCCGCCTGCCGGCCAGTTGCTGCCCGAGACTTCCTTCGCCAGGAGCGCAGTGAGGTTCGTCGCCGTCTGGTCGTAGATCGCGTCCTTGACCAACATGACCTTGATGTTCGCCGTGTGGACGGTCTGCATGGTGAAGGCGTTCAGGGCCACATCGTAGATCGAGGGCAGCGGCTGCGCGCTCTTGACCTGCCCGGAGATCGCCGCCACGCCGACCGCGCTCTGGAGGTTCGTCATCATGCCGTTGGCCGAGGACATAGCCCCGTCACCGTCATAACGCTGAGCCTTCTTCTGGCCGGCGTCCAGGAGGTACGAGCCGTCGGCCAGCCAGTTGAGCATGCTGCCGAAATTCGAGATCGTCTGGCCCTTGATCAGGTAATCGCCACGACGGTAGTATATGACCGTAGTAAACACGCCTGCGTTGTTATAGGAGACCGCGACATAGCGCCCGTCGAAGCGCCACGCGATAGCCTGGACGCCGCCCATGTCACCCGAGGTCGGCTCGTCCAGCTCGAAAGCAAGGCCGATGTCCGTGCCCGAGCGAACCCAGATCTGGATGCCCGATGTCAGCTTCTTGCCCGAGACCAGATACTTGCTGTCCGGAGACCAGCCAAGCGCCGACAGGGGATACTCGATCCCCTTATCGAAGAAGGTCGGATCGTAGACCGGCTCGCCGTAGTTGATGCCGGTCCCGTTGTATTTCAGGATGTTCAAGCCGAGGTCATTCGCGAAGGCGGCGACCTGGGCATTCGGCGAGAAGGCGACGGCGTTCTGCCGCGTCGTCACGGGGAGCGAACCGTCATTGGCGAAGGCGTCAGCGACCACGATATTATAGTTCGCCGACTGCGCCTTGTTCAGCACCGTGAAGACGTTGAAGGCCGGCATCGCCGCGCCGACAAACCAGCCGTCGGTCGTCCCGACATTCTGGCCATAGTTCTTGACATCCTTGATCGCGAGATCGAAGTCGCGCAGCTCGAATTTCTGGCCGCTCGTGGCGCCAGGGTTGTCGTTGCGGTAATCGATCAGGCGTGTGTCGGAAACCCCGAACGAGATGAACGGCAGGCTCGGGACAGATCCCGAGTGCGCGCAACTGGACGACGCGATCTGGACGAACACGTTGTTCGAGTCAAGCTCATACAGACGGAGAATTCCGTCCAGCGCCGTCCAGCACGCGAGGTGGGGGTTTCCGGTTGTCATGGATCAAGGGGCCGGCAGGTCTGCGGCGTAGGGCATATACTCAGTCCAGGAGACGATCTTCATTTCGACGTCCTCGACCACGGCGACGTTCGCCATCTTCATGTCGCCGTCGCCCGCCGTGTCGGTGATCTTGCCGTCTTCCCAGGGCGAGCCGTCGGACTTCTTGGCGCGATAGAACTGCGCCGTGCCGGTCACGTCGGCGTCCACCGGGGCGATCGTGTTGGCGGTCGCCGTGGAATAGCCCGTGATCTGGGTGGCAGCGGCAAACGCCGTCGCGCCGATCGTGAAGACGCCGAGCAGAACCTGGGAGGTGATCGCGGTATCGACCGTCGCAGGGCGCGTGCCCTGGTAGACCTCGATCGTGCCGCCGTTCACCAGGACATTGCCGGCGTCAAGCATGACCTTGGCGCGTTCGGCGGAAATGGAAGTGGTCATTCTGTTGCCCTCTTAGCTGGACTTGCGCTGGGTGAACTTGAAGGAGATCACGGCGAGGTTGACGTTCGCCGCAACCGCGACCGCGTTCAGCTTGATCGCGCCGGATCCGGAAGCGATGGAGCAGTCGGCGTCCAGTCGAGCCGTGCCTGCGTTGTCGAAGAACCGGCCGAAGACAGCGTTGCCAGTATCGTCAGCGACGACAGACGGAACGGTCTCCAGCAGAGCTTCCGCGCCCGTGCTGGTCGCGGTTGCATCGGCAAAAGCGGGGCTCGCCAGATCGAAGGTCGCGAGATCCTTCTGCGTGGTGATCGCCGTGCTCACGTCGGCGGGCATCGCGCCGTCGTAAATGACCAGCGTGCCGCCGTTAAGCCGCGCGCAGAAGGTATCGAGCAGCAGGATTGAAGAGTCGGTATCGATATGGACGATGGCCATGGGAAGATCTCCAGGAGGTTTTTTCGGTCATAGCCGAATCAAACAGCTATCGCCATGTCCGGAAGGTCACTGAGATGCTGACGAATGGCAAGTATGAAAGGTTATCCACCGTCTTCGAAGGCACATCGACTCCCCAGCTCGGGCCGCCGTCACCCCCGCCACCGCCACCCCCGCCGCCGTTGCTCGGGGCGATGATGATCTGGCTCGGGTCATCGGGATCCGGCAGGATCTGCGGATCGGGAACTTCGGCCGGCTGCTCGTCCAGCACGCCGCCGCCTGCCGGATCCCGGATCTGGATGTTGTCGTCGGTGACGATGATCAGGCCGTCGCAATCGGGCGTGAAAACCACGGCGTTGATGTTCGAGGTCTCGTCCCAATCCATGATCGGCAAGGTCTGCTCGACAAGGCTATCAGGCGACGAGAGATGATTGAACGCGGAATAGGGCTGATCGCCGCCGTGAGCCACGATGACGACCTCGCAAGGCGAGAACGCGGGCGGCCCGTATTCCACGCCGTCGGTATCGAGATGGGTGAAATCGTAGATCGAATTCGTGAAGTGGGACAACTGGATATTGTTGCCGCCCGCGTTCTTGAAGACCGTGACGAAATGCGTCTCGGCCGGATGGAAGGCCAGCAGCGAAGCGAGGTCGCCCGCGTTCCGGATGACCCCTCGGTAGGAGATGAACTGCGGAATGTGGATGTCATAGATGTAGCGGCCGAGCCCCGTCTGATCAGGATCCCCAGGCCTTTCCGCGTGGTAAGTGAAGATGTGACTGCCTGGTGAAAACAGTAGATCGGTGATCACCGTATTGAGCGGATGCTGGATGAAGTTGCGCTCGGCAAACTGGCCGACCTCGCCGCCTGCGATGCGATCCCAAAGCGAGATGAACGTGCCCTCCAGGACCGTCATGTCGATATAGTTTCCCGAGCCGTCTTTCACCGTGGCGACGAGACCTCCCGGCGTCAGCGTGAACGCGACCTGCCCGTGCGGACTATAGACCGGGATCGTTACCAGCTTGCTATCGACTCCAGGCGCTTCCTTCATCGGATTGTTGTTGGCCCAGGGCGTGACCATGTTCAGATGGAAGTTGCCGTCGGCCGCGCCGCCCGAGCCGTTCCACTGCGCATGGAGTACAGAGTTATCCGGCGAGAAGCCGTAGGGTTGGAAGGTCTGCTGCCCGACGTCGCCGGGAGACGTGAAGGTGTGGAGCAGCGTCACCGTGGACGTGCCCACGCCGCCCGTGCATTGGTAGACATAGATCGGCCGCGTGTGCCCGCCTGCGCTGGAGGAGAGCCTGCAACCGACGGCGATGAAATTCCCGTCAGGAGAAACTTTCGGCTCGGCAACCAGCAGGCAGATCGCCCCGCCTGGGATCACCGAATACTCCGTGATCAGCGTGTAGTCCGTGCCGTTGTAGGCGTGGATAATCCCGAGGGATTTTTCCTGGTCCGCGCTGCTGCCGAACGTCGTGTTGCGCGCGACGGTGAAGACGACGATCTCGCCGCCGTGTGCGAAATGCGAGGAGACCGCCTCGACCCCGTTGGCAACAGGGAACGTCAACGTCGTGTCGATCGCCGTCCAGACGCCCGCGATATAGCCCCAGACCTGCGGCGGGCCTTTGAAGCCAAGCGCGGTATCGGAGAGCAAGGCCCACCAATCGCCGTTCGTCCGCTTGACCACGTCGCGGATCCAGGAGGCCGTCGTCGCGGTTGGGCCGGCCGCCGTGTAGACGCCGCTCGTCAGGACATACATCGAGCCCAGGCCGAAGCCGCCGACCACGAATAGGAAGCTTGCGTCGTCGGCGATCTTCAACGGGCTGGCGCTGAGATCCGCTCCGGAGTCCGTGTTCGGATGCAGCGTCGTCGCCAGCGCCCAGGTTTCGAGCGCGCCGTTCTTCAGGTAGACCTTGACGTCGTTCGGCGCATCGCTGGTCGAGACCGCGATCACCGTGCCGCCCTTCGACAGCGCCGCGCGCGTGACGACAGCAGACGATGGCAGCGGCAGGGCTCCGACATCAACCGGCATGTAGTAGGGGCCGCGCCGTTTGAACAGGGCCGGCAGCACCACGGGGAGGACCGTAGCGTCGCCGCCCATGAGCACATAGTTGTCATCCGGCGAGAAGTAGTAGGCGGCGTTCTGCGCGACCGGCGTCGAAGGGTTGCCGATGCCCGCGACGTCAGCGCGCCGGTAATTGCTCACCGTGGCCATGAGATCGAGGTTCTGGCTGAAGCGCGTCCCGATCACCCGGCCGGCGACTTCCGGCGAGTAGGGCAGCTCTTTCGGCGGCAGGCCCCCGGCATAGTTCTCCCAGACGCGGAGGAAGGGCGCGGCGAGCAACGGCTGCGCAGTGAGGTATCTGGTCAAAGGAGGTACTCCCCAAGCAAGCTGACGGCGAAGGTTTGATCTCGGGTTGCCCCGGCCGGGAAGTCGATCGAGAGAACATCGCCCTTGGCGAAGTCCGTGTCGAATTCAACCGAGCACCCCGAGGTGAATTTGCCCTGGAAGACAACGCCGATATCCACGCCGTTCTTGCGGAGCGGATAGGTATAGCGATAGTCGCCGCCGCGCATCCGGCTCTGGTTGTTCTGGGCGTAGATCCGGATCGGCTGGTCGATGACCTTCGACACCATCTTCATGTTGGCCTTGAGCCCGACCGCGCAGATCGCAATCTCGCAATTGAACTTCCGATCGACTAGCCGAGCTATGGGCTTCCACTCGCCGCCCGAATACATGACCATCATCCGATCGGCGAAAATGTAGGCCGACGCACCCTCGATCGGAGCCGCCCAGGACGCCCAGGTCCGTGTCGCTTCATAGACGGTATCGACTGCCGTATCGTCGCCAGGAGGTTGCGGAATGGAATGCTTCGGATCCCAGATCAGCTTGACATAGTAAGGCGAGTACCACGGCGGCATCTGCTGCGTGTCCAGCTCCAAACGATAGATCGCTTGCTGCGGGGTCCAGTAGCCGAACCAGGAAAAATTCTGGTCAACGTCTTTGTCCCAGCGTTGTTCCCCCTTCGCCCAGAGCCCGCGCATATAGGCGCGCAGATACCGCGAGGAGTTTGTCCGCGCGAATTGTGGATATCCCGGTTTCGGGTTTGCCAGTGTGACCATTAGTCGATCGCCTGAATTTCGCCGCGCAGTGTTAACGACAGACCGACGAGCCCGTGGACATCGCCGGGAGAGACGATCGTCATCATGTTCGCCTGGACATACATGTTCTCACCGGGGAGCGCCGGCTGGACGATGACTTCGGCAGGGATGTTGATGACCCCCGACGTCGAGCCCGAGGCGAAGGTGATCGTGCCGACCTGCGCGCCGCTCTTGTTGATGCCGAGCACGACTTCACCTGTCGGCGCGACCTCGCAAGCCGCCCCGCCCGCAACGGATCCGGCCGGAAGCGTGAGTTGGAGAGCTGCGACATAGGAGAAGATCGTTGCGCCAGGACGCAAGCCGCCTGGAGAATAGAAGGGCAGCTCGCGGGCGACCGGATGATGCGTCGCGTTGATGTCCCAGATCTCCATCCAGAGACCCTCATTGGTATACATGTATACCTTCTCTTCATCCTGTACGTGCATGAAGAGACCGGGCTTCGGGGCCAGGGAATACCAGCCGGCCGGCGAAACGTTTGGCGGACCGCCGTTGGGATCGTTGTCGGTAAAGCCGTCGTTCCAGGCGAAGACACGCAATGTCGCGGGGTCGATATATTGATCGCCCTCGTCGGCCGAACCGGGGATCGAGGTCGTCTTGCTGATCACCGACGGGCTCATGAGCATGGACATGGCGATCCAGTTCAGGTTGAGCCCGCGCGTGTAGTTGTTATCCTGCGACGGGTAGAGATGAAATGTTCCCGCCTGCCCCAAATCTACTGTCATATCAAACCTCGTTAATGACGCCTTCGACGGTGATCCCCGGCAGCTCGATCTCCGCGCCGACGTGTGTGGCGAGAGCCGAAGCCGGCCAGCCGCCGTAGAGCCAACCGTAATCCGAACCGAAGCCCTTGATATAGAGATCGAGGTTCAGGACAAGGCCCTGCAAGCTGTCGTAGCCGTCGCGCTGCGAGATGAATTTCAGCGACAGGTTTGTCAGCGTCGCCGTGTGTTCGATGATCGAGAAATCGTAGTCCGTGCCCGTGATCCCGTCGATGCGATCGACCAGCGGCCCGGTTGCGTCTGGCCCACCGTAGACCAGGATCGAGGTCGTCTGGCCGTCTTCGGGCAAGAGGTCTGCATCATCCCACCGGTAGACGACGCTGTCCTCCAGCTTGCGGTTGCGCCGGCTCCAGGTGATGTGAAAGACCCAATGCTCGCGCGGCTCGTTCGTGTCGTCCGCTGAGGTCTCGCGATCGAACAACTGGCTCTCATCGATCAGGCCGAACATCTTGCCGGCCATGAGCACGTTCGCGGGACGGTATGGGAGGTACGGGCGATCGGGTCGGTTCGTCGTGACCGGGACCACGCCTTCGAAAGTGCGGAAGCCTTTGCTGGTGCGCGGCTGGAGCTTATACTGCTCGTCGTGGAAGGCGAGGCTGGTGCCCGTATCGTAGGCATCGAACGACTCCGAGATGAAGTAGAGCGAGGTTCCGACCTCCCAGATATGCGGGACCGTGTCGAGCACGCCGCGCCGAACCCTCCAGGTGTTCGAGGCTACCTTCTCTTCAAAAAGGATCCATTCATCTGTGTACTCAGATCCGTCTCCGATGATCGCGTAGCGGCCAACCTGCGGGCCGTCGCCGCCCATCTTGTTTTCGAAGAAGAGCGTGCTGATAACCTCCTGGACCAGCCGCACCTTGAGCTGGCCTTTGCCCGTGAGCTGTTTCTCGCCGAGGTCGTCCCATCCGGCCGCGCCGGTCAAGTCCGTGCCGGGGGTCCACATCTCGAAAGACTGGAGATCGGGCTGGCCGGCGATCAGCGCCCCCTTGTCGTCATAGCTCCCAGGGAGCGGCGTCACGCAAACGCCGATGAGGATCTGCGGGTAGTAGCTATCGTCTGCGAGATAGGGCGCAGCGTCCGCACCGAAGTCTTGCTGGATGAGCGAGATGGGCGCGGCGAAAAACTTGGCGGGGATCGCGAGATAGTCCGAGCTGTCGGGATCCTGGCCGGGGTCTTCCCACTCGGGGCCACCCGGAAGCGCGAACTCGGCGAGCTGGAACGAGAAGATATCCTCGATCAATTCTACCTGGATAGTAGACTGATCGACCGTCCCCCAATCGATATTGAGCACGCGCAAGAAGAGCTGCTCGATATTGTAGGGCTCCCACTTGAACTTGACAACGTCGCCCGGAAGGATCGGGGAACCGTCCAGGTTGAACCAAGCCGACCGCATGACCTCCAGGTTCACGCTGCGCAGCGGGGCCGACTCCGTCTGAAGCTCGCGCATGCAAAGGCGTGCCGCCAGCTCGGCATTCTGCACCATGTAATAGTTGCGGTTCACCGACACGACGTCGCCCTGCATGGCGATGTTACCGGGCTCCTGATAGGTGATCGTGCTCGCACCGTCGCCCGATAGCTCGCCGAGCGGATCCGTCCAGGTGACGACAACCTCGTTGGCCGTCTCGCCCCAGAGTGAGTCCTTGTAGCTCGTCAGCTCGCAATTGTCGGGGCCGAAGAGCGGCAGGCTGTCGCGGTCATAGTCGTCGCGGACCAGCTTCAGCACGGCCTTGCCGGCATAGGGATCGAAGAAGACCATGCCGTTGATGTGATCGAGAACCTCCTGGACGAAATCCTCGACCGTGCCTTGCCGGGTCCATACGACAGAAAGGCCGAGCTTCTCGTCATAGAGCGTTTGCGCCGCCGCGAGCCACTTCGGCACGTCGAACTCGTCCGCGCTCGCCCCGGCCCCCCAGAATGGATTGGTGAGCACTTCGTGGATGATGTTAGCCGGGTTGGAGTCCAGGTAGGCTTCCAGGACCGGCGCGAGGATAACGTTCGTGTTGTTGCCGAGCGTGGCGCTGTACCGGCGCAGGCGCATCCAGACCGACGGCACGCGCGGATTGTTGTCGGCTACCACTGCGCCTTCGCGGTCGCTGTTGTCGTCGCCGTAGAGTGCGAGGCAGGCGATCCCCCGATAGCCAGGGGCAAAGCTTGCCGAGACCTGCATCTTGCGGGCCAGCTCGGGCGGCAGGACTTGCGTCGCGTCACCGATGCGCCATGCAGCCGTGCCGACGATACCGCCTTCGCGCTCGTTGCCGCCGAATAGATCAGGCTCATCGATCTGCCAGATGGACGGGCCGGCGATCCCCGAATTGTCCGTGGGTAGGACCGGCTTCTCTTCGAAATAGAGCTGCACCAAATGGTCGATCGGGCCGTGGCAGACGGCCATGTCGAAGCTGATATAGTATTCCTGATAGGGGGTCTTTTGAGATTTACCCACGGGTTTCCCTCTTCGCCAGGATCTTGTTTATGGGGCCGGCCCAGCCGTCGAGAGAAAGCGCGCGGTCAACCTCGATACCATTGCGGACATAGTCTCGCCAATCCACGCCCGAGGCATTCAGGAACTCCCGCTGCCCTTTCACACAGAAACCAGCGTCGCGCGCCTCGCGTAGGGTGATAGGCTGGGTCACTTCTTCTTGCTCTTCTTTTTCTTGCGGACGTTTTGGATGTTCCCGTACCAGTTGAAGTTCGCCTCTTTATACAGCTTGTCGCCGAAGATCACGGGAGCCTGTTTGCCGGCCGAAGCCGTCGGCGCTTCCAACTGCTGCACCTCGTCAGGCTTGGGGGCCTTCGGTTTCGGCATGATGAAGTAGCCGATGATCAGCAGCGCGAGACCGATGAGGATGTTGAACAGCATGGCTCACCAATACGGATGTTGCTTGATCGGGTTCTTGAATGGGATCCAGGGTTGGCCGCCGTAGTTCACCGCGTTGGCAAACGTGTCCCGGCAATCGTCCAGGTCGTGGCGGCATCCGAGATAGAGAGTGATCGTGTCGCCGGCTACGATCTCGCGCAGCAGACCGCCGAACTTGATCGTCGTGTCGGTCGTGGCGATGACGCCGCGCGTCTCCTGGCCGACGCTCGATACCCATTTGATCATGCCGCCGCGAAACTTGTCCGAGGCCCAGGCGCCGTTCCAGCCGACCGGGAGTTGGAGCGAGCCGTCGGGGTTGATGTCTTCAACGACCGTCGTGACCTTGAAGCCTTCGCGGTTGACGTTGCACTGGCCGAGGCCCTGGCCATAGAGCAGCAGCGGGCAACCGTGCTGGAAATTGCGGCGCAGGCCTGGGCGCTTGAAGGACAGGATCGTGCTGTCGCATGTGAGCTTGGCTTCATCCTTTTCCCGACCGACCGTGAGCACGCGGCCCGTCCAGACGGCGAGCGCTTGCTGGCTGGGATCCGTGAGATGCATCTGGCGCATGATGACGCGCACGACATAGGGCGGCGGATAGGGCAGGAAGAGCCGCGCGAGATCCGTGTCTACCGGCAGGGTGATGACCAGCTCGGTCTTCTCGAACTTCGCCTGGGTCTTCACCGACTCCGCAGAGATCGGGATCGGCGTCGCGCCCTGATAGTAGCCCGTGGCCGAGCAATATTTGTAGGTCTGGTCGCCGGCAATGAACTCGAAAATGTTGATCGGCGCGCCGCGTTCCTGGTCCTGCTCATACTGTTTGAACGTCATACGTCGTAGTTCTCCAGGTTTTGCAGGTTGAACGTGATCTGCGCGATATCATCCGTCAGCCAATCGACCGTGAGGATGTCGCTCGCAAACCTGGAGACTGTGACCCACCAGATGCCGTTCGTCTCGGCCGGCGCGACCGGGACTTCCGGGAGGTCTTCCGTGAGCCAGATAACCGATGTGTTGGTATCCGGGAGCGCCTCGATAAAGTCAACTTGCCGATGGATCAGCGAGCCGTCTTTCAACCGAATTGCGACGCGGCGGTAGACCGTGCTGCCCATGTAGGTGTAGGCGAAATCGAGACCCTTGATCAGGATCGACTTGTTGCCCTGCGCCGCCGCGTAATAAGGGATCGCACGCTCGTATCCGGGCGCGAAGAACTCCCGGTTGCGGCCCTTCATGCGGAAGAAAAAGTCGATCATGTTATAGGAATTCTGCCACCCCTTGCGCCAGTAGCTGAATTTGTTGATCCTTCCGGGAAAGTTGATGGGCGTAAATGTCTGGATCATGCCGTAGCCATAATCGACATCGTCGCGCGGCCAAGCGTGCGTGACCTCGGGGTTCGCGCCCCAATTGATTTCCCACGGGATGATCTCGCGGAAGCCGAGGAACGTCTGGTCGCCCACTCCCGGCGTGAAGGTGGCGAAGCTCGGGTTCATATCGAAGGCGACGTTTACCGTGCCGGCTCGATTGGTGAGACGGCCAGACGTCGGATCCGGACGCACGCGAGCGAGAGCCCCAGCCATGATCCTCGTGCCCGCAGGCCAGACCGACTTGTTGTGTTCGGTGAAGGTCATGACGTTGTCGCTGCACGCCTGGACGACGCGCGTCTCGGTCTGGCCCTCGTATTGCAGGATCACGTTCAGGCCTGCCGGGTTAACCGGCATCCACTCGGGCCGGCCGCCGCGAAACTTGACGGACGTCTCGTCCTCGTCCATCGCGATCGAGGTGAAGGCCGTCTTGCATTCCTCCGCGACCCAGCAAAGCTTCTTCGGATCCTGGTCCATGAACCGATCGAACAGGTACTTCTCATTATCCTTGTAGTTGCATGTGAACTCGAACGATGCACGCGGCTCGTACCGGACGGCGCGGCGCTGCTCCTTGCCGTTGCCCGAGACGATGATGTCCGTCTTGAATTCATAGTTCGTGCGGAAGGGCGTGTTCCAGTTGTGGCGCAACGGGAACAAGCGATAGGGCTGGTCGTGAGTCGGGAAGACGTTCGAATAGATCGTCACACGTTACCTCGTAATGTCGCGAACCGCGCCACGGTTCTTCTTGATGACGTTCAGAACCGCTTGCTCGCCGGTAACGGTCGAGAGCGCGTCACTGACAACCGACGGCGCGTCGAAGGAATTGACGATCTTGATGTTGGGCGCAGCCGCAGGGCCGGGGCCGGCCATCATGCCGCCGCCACCGTTGAGGATATGCCGGGGGTCGTTCTCCTTCAGAACCTCCTCGCCTTGCTTGGCGATGATCGGGACTTCACCAGGGCGCAGGCCGACGATCCCGCCCGTGTGGAAACGAGGCGCGGCCGAGAAGATTGCCGGGTTGACGTTGCGTGTCTGGTTGCCCGAGCCGACGCGCGAGCTACCGACCAGACCGCCCGTGTGCGCGGTTGCTGCGCCTGCCCCGAGCCCGAGGTTGGCGAAAGGTCCGCCCAGGCCGCGCAGGAGGTTGAACAACGCCTGCCGGATGATCATCTTGCCGATCTCGATCAAGAAATCAGCAGCGAACTTCAGGAAGGCGTCGCGGGCGGCTTCCGCGACGTTCTCTCCGTTGGCCACGGCCTGGGCGAACTGGTCGAAGGCGTTGGTCAATCCGTCCACGAACAGATTGCCGACCTTCTCCCAATCGATAAAGTTTTGTTTGGCCTGGACGGAAAGCTGGGACGCCTTGATGCGGGCGGTCTCCAGGCGCGTGATCGCAGCGTCCGCCACCGGGCCGCCGATAGACTTCCACATCGCCTCGGCGTTGTCGATCGCCTTCAGCAGCTCGGCGTTGATGCCGGCCAACTGCTCCTTGGTAGCCGCCGCGCCGGTCGTGTCGCCGGTCTTAATCTGGTTCTTGTATTGCTGCGCGAGCGCGTTCTGCTGCGCGAGCAGGGCGTTAACCTGTTGCTCGGCGGCGACGGCTTCCTTCTTGTCGTCCTTGATATCCTTGCTGACCTGTTTCAGGTCATACAGCTTGCCCGCCTGCTCGGTGATCGCCGCGATCTCTTGCGCGTTGATAGCCGGGTTTTCTTTTTTGGCCTTGGCAATGGCTTCGGTGATCGCAGCTTCTCGACCCTTGCCGTCGTTGATGAGCGTCTGCTGCTCGATCTCCGTCTGGCCGTCGGCGATACGCTGTTTGGTGGCGGCTTCCTTCTTCTGCTCGTCTTCGCGATCCTTATCGAACTTCTTGTTCTGGGCGTCCTGGTCGTCATTGCTGAAGGCGGCAGCTTCAATGTTCCGACGCTTCCGGTTGATGCCGCCGTTATCGCCGCCAAGCCCCTGGATAGCCGTGGCGATCTCTTCCTTCGATCCATTCTTAACCGCGTCAGTGATGCGGTCGGGGAGCGAGCCGTAGTTGTAGGCAATCGACGTGAGGGCGCCCTGTTCTTGCGCCGAAAAACTGTTGAACCGATCCGCGCCGATCTTTTGGACGATGCCGTTTTGAAACTCGCCGATGCGGCGGTAGAGATCCCGATTGGCCGCTTCAAGCGTCGTCGTCATACCCTTGACGACTTCTCGGAACGTGCCGTCGATATCGGTCACAGTGTCGGAGCCGAAGCCCACGCGCTCATGGTTGACGTCGAAATAGGACGAGGGGCTGAAATTCTCGCGGTCACGGATGAGGTTCGCTGCTGCCTGGACGCCGTTGGAAGCGTTACCGAAGATCCGGTTCGCCTCCTTGCCGTCGAGAGCTTTCAGGCCTTCATTGTATTTCGCGAGCGCCGTGTTCAGCTCGCCCATGTTCTTGGCGCCCTTGGCCGCCGCCTCGAATTCCGCGTCGAGCTGAAGGCGATCCTTCAGGTGATCGAGAGAGCCCGTGAGGCGCAGGACGGTCTTGTCGAGCTTATCGAGCGCCGTGTTGAACGTGTCGCCACCGACAGCGGCGTCGCCCATCTCCTTGCCGGTATCAGTCGAGATCCCCATGAGCTTGTTCATGGCCGCAGACGACTCGTCCGCGTTGCCGAACAAGACTTTGAGGACGAGCTGGGCGTCATCAACGGCCTTGGCAAAAGGCTTCAGCTCGTCAGCGCTATCTCGCGCGTCGCGGCCGAAGTCCTTCAGCGTCGTGTTGTCCGTCGAGCGAACCAGCAAGTCCATGGACTGGCGGAAGCGATCGATGTCGTCGGCGCTCTTGGCGGACTTCTCGAACGAGTCGACCAGGGCCAGCATTTGCTTGGCGACCGCCTGGGTATTCTGTCCGAGCTGATCGAGCGCCGGCCCACGGCTCGCCAGCGCGCGGAGCTGCTGCGTTCCCTCGAACGCCGCTTTGCTCTGGTCCTGCAACGCCTTGGTGACGTTCTGGAGGCTTGTGACTGCCTGGTCTTTTGTGATCCCCTTGATCACTTCCGCCCAATTCTTCGCCGAGCCCTTCGCCCCGTCGTAGGCGTTCTTGACTTGATCCACGATCTTCTGGTGGACTTCCATCGCCTTGCTGGCTTCGGTCGCAGACGTTGCCCAGGACGTGATAGCGAAGGATACGGCTGCAAGCGCGAGGCCCACGCCGGTAGACGACAGCAGCGCGCGGAAGCCATTCGCGAGCAAGCCGACCGCAGTCGCGGCGCGGGTAAACGTGCCGGGGATTTCCGCTGTGAGCTGCTGCGCCGCGCGGATCTCCACCGTGCCGAGCTTGACCGCAGTGACCATGTCACCGAAGCCCTTGGCGAAACCGATCAGCACCGGGGCCAGCTTCAGGCCCACGAATACCGACACGGCGGCCGACAGCAGCCGCCAGTTGGTCGCAGCGAGCCCGAGAGCCTGGGCGAGCAGACCCAGGCCGCCAGAGATGTGGCCGAGCAGCGCTTGGAAGTCCGCGCTATTCAAGACCTGCGTCAGATCCTTGATGAGCTTTGTGAAGCCCTCGATAAAGCCGCCCTCGCCGAACGAGAGGAGGGCCTTGAAGGAGGCGTTCTGCAAGCGGCCGAGCGCGGTCGTCGTCGTCTCCAGCGACGCCGCCAGGGCCGAACCGTAGCGCTTGTCCAACTCCTGCGCGAAGTTTACCAGAGCGCCAGAAGCAACTTCACCGTTCTTTGTGAGCTTTAGGAGCTGTGCTACAGTAATTCCGAGACCGTCTGCCAGGATTTGCAGCGCGCCTGGAAGTCTATCACCCAACTGCCCAGAAAGTTCTTCAAGTTGGAACTTGCCTTTACTTGCAATCTGGGTAACGGCCTTGAAAATACCTGCCATGTCGTCCAGAGACAACTTATTTACTCGGCCGGCTTCAGCGATACTCAGAAATACTTGCTTAGTCTTCTCGCCCTGGATGATCGTGCCCTTGGTCGAGGCAGCGAACTTCGTATATTCCTCAGCAAGCGTGCCGAACGAGATGCCCAGGCGATCCGCCTGCCGCCGCACGAAATCGAGATCCTGTGCGGACTTGGCCTCGTCACCGTTGTTCAGGGCGCGGAGACGGCTCTGGGCGGCCTCCAGCACCTTGTAGCTGTCGATGACCTGCCCGAGCAGCGTGATCACGCCGTAGATCCCGCCGTAGGTCGAGATCAGCGACAGGACTTCGGCCTTCAAACGCTGCGAGACGTCGAGCGCTTGCCGGCTGGAGTTGGCGACCTTCTTGTAGCTCTCGGACAGCTTCTCGTTGGCGGCCGAGACGGCATTGGTATCGTCCGCCGTCTTGCGCGTCGCGTTGCCGACTTCAGCATAGGAGGCAGCTCGGGCTCGATTGGTCGCCGCCACGCGAGCGCCGGCCGCAGCTTCCTTCTCGATCGCCGCCGTGGTCTCGGCAAGGGCTCGCACGCCCTGCGTGAGCGTGGACGTGAAGAGCTGCTGTTTCGCCGCGAGATCTGCCGTCGAGGTGATCGGCTCGCGCATAGCGGCCACCAGGGCTCGCAGCGCAGTCTCTTCTTCGCTGATCGTCTTGCGGGTGGCTGCGGCCACGTTCTGGAGCCGAGTGAAGGCTTCGGCCGTCTGCTGCGTCGGCGGGCCGATCTGCGCCGTGGACTGCGCCAGGGTTTTCAGGGACTGTCCGAAGTCCACATAGGAATTCTTCAGTCGAGCAACAACGGACTGCTGCGTGCTCAAGGCCTCGCGCAAGGGGCCGGTCGCCGCCTTCGCCAGATCCGCCGTTGCAT